AAGCAACATAAAGTGCCTTTCCTCAAAATCACCCCCGCACTCAAACGCGCCGCTCTCCAGGGCATGGACATGTCCAAACGCAACGAGACCAAGGACACCGCCGTCGCATGATCTCCCGCCCCCTCACCGAGCGCATCACCCTTCCATCGCCCCCACAAGTGCCTGGCAGCCTGGGCATGTCCCCCGACTTCCGTGCGTGGCTCAAGCAAGGGGTGGAGAAGTGGGACAAGGACATGGTGCGGGCGCTGGAGCAGGACCTGGGCGATGTGCATAGCAGCTTGAACCAATGGGACAGCGTAGGTGAGACGCTTACCGCCGCGTCGACGCTGTACGTCAGCGCGCGTATTCACATGGTCACAGGTACAGACACCATACAGAAGATCATTATACCGCCCGATCCTACACCACCTACAGCACCCCTTACATTCAGTGGGCGCATCACACTTATCGCACTTGACAGTTGGCAAATCTTTGCGGTCGCGCCGCCTGACGGCAACGTAGCATTAGACGTGTCGCCTGTAGTCAACCTAGCCGTTGATATGATATACGTCCCACAGGTAGGTTTATGGTACCCAGCCTTTCACTCGTGACCCCTACACACGAGCCGCGCAAGTCATTCGTACGCGCCGCGTTACCGATTGACTTGACCGTCCACTGGCCCTTCATCCGCCGTGGCTTGGTGTTGATCAAGTCGCGGCAGAAGCATGGGGGGTTCTGGGAACCGGAGCACGTGCGCGCCTCGATCGTCGCGGGCCAAAGCGAGCTGTGGCTTGCCTTCGCTGACGGGGGTATGATCGAGACGCCAGTCGGGTTCACGGTCACGCAGATGACCACAGACCCGTTTCTACATGTCCCGATCGGGCTGTTCGTGTGGATGGCGTGGAAGGAACCGGGTGATCGGACAGACGCGGTGGCGGCGATGGATGAGCATATTACGCAAGTGGCGCGGGACCGGGGCTTGCGGCACATTGAGGCGCTGACCGCGAGGCCGGGGCTCGGGCGTAGGTTGGCCAAGCACGGGTGGGTGGTGTCGATGGAAGTAGTGCGTAAGGAGTTGTATAGCAAGGAGACCGAATAATGGGCGGCGCCGGACACCAAACCACAACCAGTCAACAGCAATGGCCCAAGTGGCTTGAGCCGTACGCGATGAACCTCGCGTCGCAGTACAGTAACACGGCGTTACCGGGCGGGCAGATCGCACCGTACAATACGGCGATGAACTACCAAGTTGCGGGCCTGACGCCGGGGCAGCAAGCATCCATCGCGGCGACGTACGGGTTGACCGGCGACACGCTCCGGTTACCGGGGCAGGCCGCGCAGATTGGTCAGCAAGTTGGCCAGGTCGGTGAGCAGGTACAGCCGTTCATCGAACAGGGCCAGCAGTTCACGAGTGATACGCTCGCGGGCAAGTATCTCGACCCAAGTACGAACCCGTACTTGCAGAAGACATTCAACCAGGCCGCGACGGATGTCGGGAACCAGTACCAGATGATCACGTCGCCGGAGCTGGCCGCGCAGGCACAGCATGCAGGCGCGTATGGGGGAAGCGGGTACAACGCGGCAGCGGACCAGGCGCGGTACGGGCTTGGGCAGACGTTGGATAATCTGGCCACGAACATTTACGGGGGTAATTATCAGACGGCCCAAGAACAACGGATGCAGGCGCTCGGCGAATTACCACAACAAGCTGCACTCTCGTACTTACCTGCACAGCAACAGTTGCAAACGATTGGGCAGCAGTTTGGTGCGGAGCAACAGGCTATGCAGGCAGCAGCTCAAGCGTTGGGCGTAGGTGGGCAAGAACAGGCGCAGCAACAGAACGTTTACAATGCTGGTCAGCAGAACGCGATGCAGCAGTTCCAGTATCCGTACACGGTGTTGGGTAATTTGGGGCAGGGCTTGCAGTACGCGCTCGGGCCGGCAGGGAACGCGAGCACAACGGTGCCGATCAAGAGTGGGATGTGGGGCGGTTTAAAATGAGCCTATTTACGCGCCCATGTTACTCGGCTTGTAACGCGATAGATTGCGTTGCAACCAACTTTAAAGCGTGCAGCAAGAGGTTTTGCGCGTACGCCACGAGCGTATTCAGCGCGTATGATTTCAACGTCGCGCCACGTCAATTTAGCTTTGCTGTTACGCTCGCCCCATTGTTGGCGAGTACGGCCTTTCTTCGCGCAGTCGCGGTTGTTATCCATCGTTGTGCCTTCAAACAAATGGCATGGGTTTACACATCGAGGATGATCGCATGTATGACAAACAAGTTTGTCGGTCCAACGACCTGTCATAAGGTAGTATACCCATCGGTGCACAAGAACTTGTCGTTGGCCGCGACCGGTCGTACGCGCGTACGGTTTGGGGTCACTGGTTTCGTACCACCAGCACGTTTCGGTAAAACGCACGCGGTCCCAAATTTTCATAGCGGCTTTTGGTGTAAGTTGTGGGATGTCCATTCGACATGGTCGGCTCATGTTGAGGCGATATATCAAATACCGGTATTGGCTGCAATAGGAGGGCTTAAGTAATGGGCGGCTTACTAGGAGGCCAAGGTACACCGGGCGGTGGGCTGACCGCATCGCCGATGCCGGCAAGCACGAACGCGCTCGGCGGCCAGAATCAAAACATGATCGCGGCCACAGATTTGTATGGTATGCCGTACACGGGGCCGGCTGGGAGTGGCGGGTGGGGGCAGTTGAATGCTGCAACTGGGGGTGGTGGCGGCGGGGGAATGACTGCGGGTACGCTTGCGCAGATGCTTGGGGCAGGTGGGCAGATGATTGGCGGGATGGGTGGGGGCGGGGGCATTCCCCCTGTACAGCCGCAACAGATGCCGCAGCGTATGGGCGTGGGCGGGCCGCAACCGATGGGCGGTAACCCGTTCATGCGACAGATGCCGCAGGTGCAGCCGAGGCCGGGGATGCCACCGCCGCAGGCGGGTGGGCAGGGAGGGAACCAGCTCGGGCAGACAATGGGCTCGTTGATGCAGCTGGCAGGTATGGCTGCGTTGTTGATGGGATAGGTTGATGGGAGAGTTGTTCAAGAATCCGCAGGTGCAAATGCCCCAACCGGGGCAGGGCGCGCAGTTCGACCCAAACGCGCAGCAGCCGGGTGGGACGTGGTTACCCATACTCGCCGGGCTTGCAGGCGCGTTCAGCTCACCGATGACACCGACGAGCCCGTTGACACCGATTGGTGGGGCGTTGGGCGGGTTTGTGAATGCGCGGCAGGCGCAGTTGCAGGAACAGCAAGCTGCCAATGCGCCTGTGTACCAGTACATGATCCAGCAGCAACAGGCGACGCTTGACCGTCAGCGCCGATCCAGCTCGCTACGCACGTTCGGCGATACGTTGCCCGACGATGACCCGCGTAAGCAGAAAGCATACACAGCGGCTGACTTGATCGACGCGCAGTCGGAAGGCTTTGCACGGTCGATGATCCCACAGCCGCCGCGTGAGATGCTGCCGGAGCAGTTGCACAAGTTGGAGACCGGTGCGGCGAAGGACGAGGCCCAGACCGGTCTCGCGCGAGCCGGTGCAACTTTGGCCAACGTGCGCGCGTCAACCCCAGGTATCACGGACCCGGTTGGGCTCGCGGGCGCAAAGCGTGCGGCGGCGTTGACCGAGGAAGGTATCGCGCGAAAGAACGAAGGCGACGCGCTCATGTTGCAAGCGTCACAAGTGCGCGCGACCAACCCAGCACTGGCCGATCAACTTGAGTTCCGCGCACGCCAGTTGCAGGCCGGTGCTCCTGCGGTCAACGCACAGCTTACGCCCGCTGACATTGGTGCACGAGAAGCAGCACGCGGTCAGGCTGGTGCAGCCTCTGCCGGCACTAAGAAATCTGCCCAACTGCTTGCCATCGAAGAAGCCCGCAAGCGCCAGGGCGCGGCTATGATGGAACAGGTAGAGATACTGAAGCAGCGGCAGACTGCCGGTGGCGCAGCAGACATGGACGAGATTCGCCGCCTCACATCCGAGGCCCAGCAACTGCTCGCGGGCGTCGAGCCACACGCCGGTCCACTCACCTCGCAAGACATCGCGCGCCGCGAGACGGCTAAGATGCGGGCGCATGTTGAGGAGCAGTCGGCTAACGATCAGGCGACCGCTGCGCGCATGGTGGACGAGGCGAGCAAGTTGCCCAAGAGTGACCCGCACCGGATGCAGCTTGAGTATGGGGCAGCGTTGTACCGGGCCGGTGCGCGCGAATTGGCCCGGTCGGCAGCGGCGAAGCAAGAAGACCCGAAACTGGCTGCTGACCGGCGCAAGGCGCAGCGGCTGCGCGTGCAGGGTGAGATTGCCAAGCTGCGCAAGAGCAAGTCGGGCTTGACGCCTGAGCGTATGGCACAGTTGCGGATCGGTCACTTGAGCAAAGCGTACGCAAATGACCTACGCAATCGCCCGGTCGAAGACCGGCTGATGAAACAGCCACCGACAATGGATGAGTGGCTTGGGTCACCGGCTGGTAAAGCACACCTGGACTTTTTAGACAGCGAAATGACTGGCTCGCGCGATGCAGCTCCTGCCAGTACGCCGACGCCGGGTACCGTAACTCTGCCAAGCGGCGCGATCCTTGGCATGACCCCAATCCCCTGATGCCGCGCTACCCGCTCACATTACCGGACGGCAAGACGTATCCACTCGACGTGCCGGATGGCTGGTCGCAGGACCAAATAACCAAGGCTGCTGAGGAAGCGACGCAACATTTGATGGGGCAACAGTCGGCTGCACCTGTTGCGACGCCTACACCTGGCGTGGTACCTGAGCAGTTGCCGAAGATCGCTTTCAAGGGCGAGTTGCCGACACAGCAAGAACCGGATAACGGCGGGCATCCCTACCTTGCTACCGCCGCGCGCGTGCTCGGGCCTATTGCTGGCGGTGCGCTCGGCGCAGCAGCTACACCTGTAATCGGGCCGTTCGGTGCAACCCTTGGTGCGGGTGCCGGTGGTGCGTTGGGCGAGAATGTTGCCGAACATTTGGAAGGCACAAAGCCAAGCCTTGGTCGTGCTGCCGTTGCCGGTGGTTTGTCCATGATACCGATGGGCAAAGCTGCGGCGACGTTACCGCGTACTATACTGAAGCGGGCATTGGGTGGTGCAGGTCTCAGTGCGTTTGGTACTGAGTTGACCGGTGCGACAGAAGGGCGGCAGCCAAGTGCGGGCGATCTAGCAACAAACACGCTCATTGGCGCGGGGCTTGGTACAGTAGGCGGGGCAGCTGAAAACCTTATCCCGCGCATACCGGGCGTCAAGCAAACCGTCGCAGCCGCAAAGTATTTCAAGGATCGCTTACGCGAAGCGGTATCACCCACGAGCATGGGTCCACGTGCTGAAGAAGGTGCGATGGCCTTGACCAAGTACATGAGCGGTGTGTCGCAAGATGTGCAGCGGATGCAAAAGGCTGTGAATGATGTGGGCCGGCGCACAGCGACGCTGACCCCGTACGAGTACGACACATTCATGGACCGCGCACAGGCGGCTGAGAGCAACTTCATTTTTGGTAAGGAAGGCGAACCACTCACTCGTATTGCACGGCAGGAGACACCGGAGCTGCAAGCGATCCAAGACGCGGCGCAGATGTTGGTTGGGCGTGAGGGGCGGCTGCTACATGAAACCGGACGCAAACATGGGCTCGACTTGCTAGGCGAGTTCTACGTCAACCACATGCCGCATATTTGGAAGAACGCTCGCGGCGAGACGGCGACAGTAATCCCAGCGTACGTACAAAAACGTATGACTGGTTCAATGGCGCCGGTTCAACACAGGACGTTTGACACTTACACGGCGGCACGGGCCGAAGGGTTCGAGCCTATGTACACGAACCCACTTGAAGTTGCGCTGATTCGCGGTACGCAGATGGCTCGGTTACGCCATGAGATTGAAATGCTAGGGGAGTTGAAGCGGACAGGCGGGATTGAATGGGGCATGCGTCCGTCGCCAGGGTACCGGCGTGTGAACGATCGCATGTTGAAGCTGCTGCCGAAGGAAGGGGAGGCGATATCGAAACCGGAATACGATACTGGGCCAGCAGCCGCTAAGGCAAGTGTGTGGCCAAATACGGGTAAGACGTTCGATGAACTGGAAACGCTGCGCAAGGGCTCGCCATATACAGGTGAGTGGTTTGTACACGAAGACATCGCGCGGTTGATGGACCGACACTTTTCACCGGGGTGGCGGCGAAGTGTGCAGGCGCAAGGAGCAGCTGTGCCAGGTAGCTCTGCACTGCTCACACCGGAAGGGACACCGATCACGCCATATGAATTCATCCGCAAAGTGAACAACGACGCGACCTCGTGGCGCCTTGGCCTGTCCGCGTTCCACTTGAATACGACAGCATTCAACAACGCGTGGGACCACGCGACGCAGGTGTTGGAAAACGCTGTACGCAGGAATTTCAAAGGCGCGCTGAAACATTTGCCAGGTGTGGTGCCCGGTTATGGTATGGTCAAGGACTGGCAAATGGGCCAGCGCATGTTTACCGAGTATTTGAATGGTACGAACGCTGACCCAGAACTGCGGCAGGCTGTCAATGCGTTCCTTGATTCAGGCGGTGACCCGCACTCGTATCAAGAGTTCGTGAACAACCACGCAACCGCGTTCGGCGAAGCGCTGCGAAATCACAGCCCGGTCGGTACAGTTTGGCATGGTGCGTCGGCGATACCAGAATACTTTGCCAAGTTGATGTTCGAGAACCTGATCCCCAAGGTCAAGATGGGTGCGTTCGCGCGGCGATTCCAAGATGCGATGGATCGGCTCGGGCCGAACGCGAGTAGTTTTGCCAAGGCACAGGCCGCGTACAAGATCGGTAACGAGATTGATAACGTGTTTGGGCAGTTGAACTACAACAAACTGTTCTGGGACAACAAGTACAAGCAGGCAGTGCAGGCTATGTTCCAGGCGCCGGGATGGGCGATTGGTACTTTCCGGCAATTAGGTGGGGGGATTGCGGATGTTGTGAGCGGGAAGGGGTTGACCAACCGCGCGGCATCGGTGCTCACGTTACCGGTGTTAGCAATCGGCTACTCGTTACTTGCTGAGTTCCTGTTCACGCTCGGTAAGCCGAAGATTGACACAGCAGAAGACTTAAAAGCCCACGCATTCGGCGGATTCATTCACGGCTATGACGCGAAAGGCCAACCGCAAAGGAGCTGGTTACCCACATATCAGAAGGACATGTTCCATGTCTGGCAAGGGCTCGGCGAAGCTGTCGGGCAAGGTAACTCGAAGGCGATCATGGACTACGCAACGGCGAAGTTGAGTCCGCTTGCAGAGGCTGTGGTCAACATCGCGCGCAACGAAGCGTTCGTGTCAGGCAAAGGCAAGACCCAGCTGCGCGACCCGAACGATCCGTGGTACACACAAATGAAAGACATCGCCATGCAAACCGCGCGCACGCTGTTGACCCCGTTCAGTTACGAGAACTACCAGCGCGCCGTTGCACAGCCGGGCCAGGAACAAGGGCTCGACCAGACGACCGCAAAGTTGATCGCCCTGAACCTGGGCGGCTTCTCGACCGCGCCACGCGCCCTCACACTCACGCCCGCCGAACGCCAGCTCGACGCGATCATGGCGCAACGACGTGGTGATGTACCGCCGCCGAGGCAGGTAGTCGAACGGCGCGCGGATAAGCGGGCGATCCAGGCAGCGGTGGGTGAGGGCAGGCCGATCGACCTGGCCCAAGCCGCGAAGTTGAGCCCGAACGAGTTGAAGGCGGCGGTGCGCGTGGGCGCGATGCAGGATTACCGACGCAAGTTGGAACAGGGCCGGCTGACATTGCCTGAGCTGTTGGGCTTGTATAGTGTGAGCAACGAGGAGCAGAAGAAGGTGGCGGCGGGGGTGATCAGCAAGCGCCTTGTGGCAGGGAACTGGATACAAACTGTGCCGCGCGAACAGTTGCCTCAGCTCCAGGGCCAGATCGCTGGGTTCCTGAATGATGTGCGCGAGCGCGGGAAGCAGACGCAGGCGCAGCCGACAACGACGGACGCACCGGTACCATAACTAGGAGACACGCATGTCTAACGTAGTGCCTAATAAACTGTTCGGCTACCCGGTCGGCACCCCGTCATTCCAAAACGACGCCGACACCACGGACCTGAACAAGCCCCAGGATGACGATCGGATTCGGGTGAGCGCGGCTGTGACTGGCCTCGCCCCCGACCTGCGCCGCATCGTGAGTGAGTTCAAGAACAATACGCTCGACCCGGTGTGGATCAACTATCTGGGCACGCAGTATGTGACTGGAGCTGGACAGGTACAGGTACCTGACCCTGATCCACCCGTGTACGCGGCCACACACCAGTTCACCCTGAAGAACACCAACGGCGATTGGGGTAACCTCATACGTAACGGCATGCGCGTGCGCGTGACCTACAACGACGGCAGCCCGCGTGCCGCGAGTACGGTTGTGTTGGTGGACACGACGACGGATGGGGGTACGAAGACGCTGGTCGGGGTGCAGGATGCGGTGATCACACCGCAGCTGGCGTACGTGGAGTTCTCGGCGCTGGGTAGCGCGATCGGTACGGGCGAGCCACTGAACGCGGACACGTTGCAGTTGGAGCAGGTATCGACCGGGCCGGACCCGAGCGACGTAGCGTTTGTGGTGCCGATCACACAGGGCGGGACGGGGAATACGACGGGGGAGATTACGCCGAGCGGGGCGGCAGGCGGGGACTTGACCGGTACGTACCCGAGCCCGACGATTGCCAAGTTGCAGGGGACGGTGTTGGACCTGGCGTCGGCGACGGATGGGAATATCTTGCAGTTGCTTGCCGGGCAATGGGGCGCGTCGCCTGGGGCGCCGAGCAACGGGGACTTCTTACAGTTCGGTGTGTCCGGCTGGGCACCAGTCACATACAGTCCGCCAGCCTACCCTGGTCTCGCTGCTACGCTCGCGCTGCCCGGCTACGCCAAGATTCAAACGCTGGCCGGCGAGTTGATCGTCCAATGGGTCGAGGTCTCGGGGACCATTACCGGGAGCGGGGGCACGGACTCGCAGACCACAGCGTTCCCGATCGAGTTTCCGAACACGGTGTTTGTAGCCATCCCATACGTGGCAGCTGCATCTGGTCTGGGCCAGGTGGCCGTGACCAGCATCGGCTACAGCGGCGGTGGCGGCTTCGCCGACATCACGTTCGACTCGATCAACAACGTGTCAGGTGGCGGGCCGATCGGTTACATTGTGCGTGCGATAATTGTGGGGTTCTAGTTCGCCCCTGCCCACGTATACACCCGCGCCCCGCCTTTCAACCGCTCGCACTCAATGTCCCGCTGCTGCATGAGCGCGAGCAAGTGCAGGCTTGCTTCCTGCGCGTGAATGCCTCGGTGCGCGAGCTTCTTGAGCAGAGGGCTGTGCGGGATGCGCCCGGCGATCTTGATGAAGCTGGCCACGGTGTTCAGGCCGTTGGTCATGGGTGTTTGGCCGGCCACAGATAGCAGGCGTGGGAGTGAGTGATGCGCACGGAGCACGTATTGCTGCGCGCGGGTAATCTCGTGTGATGTGATCCGCATGTCCCCACGCCCGCTCATGGCGCTGAACACCATGCACAGTTTGAGGATCAGGTCGTCCTGTCGGCGCCAGCTGGGCAACAAGCGCGTGTCCTCCGGTGCTGGGCGGCTCAGGTACCACTTGTGCCTGATCGCACGGGCTTGTTTGGTGAGGCGGAACGAGCCGGTCAGGTCAGCGATGTCACGGAGCTGGGTGCGGATTGCTTTGCATAGGGCCGGGTATTGCTCCTCAACTGTCGGGTCCGGCACGCGGTTGTTCAGGTTGTAGGGGCAGTTGATGGCGAAGACGCGGGCAAAGAACCCTGACTCGATCGCGTCCTTGGTAATGCTGTCTACCATCCACTCGACGGTCGTGCCTACGAGCCAGTTGACCAGTGGGCTGGGCATGTCGATGTTTGCCCCGGTCGTACGTGTGCGTTCCTTGTAACGGCGTCGTGGGGGCGGGTACCAGCCAGTCATTCGCTTCACAAACGCGTCGGCTTGTTGGCCCTTACCGATTGCTTGAGCTAGCTCGGGCATGGTCAATAGGGCGGTTGGTCGTCCTTCATGGCTGACGTCCGTACTGATCGTGGCGAGGTCATCTACGAACCCTTCACCCGACACCTTGCCGTCCCAGATGTTGATCAGCGGGGCGTCCTCGTCGATGAATTGAAGGGCGAAGTCGATCGCTTCGCCTTTGCCAAGGCCCGAGGGGCCGAGCAGGAATACGTACAGTTGGGGGTAGAGCTTCTTGCCCGGGAACTTCTCGTACCAGACGTGGTCGTTGAGGGTGGCGGCGACGAGGGACACACCGGCCCATTCGAGAAAAGGTTTCGGGATTTCCGACTTGCCTGCGGCGCTTAGGAATAGTGACAGGAAGTCAGCGTCAGCCTTACCGTTGCCGTTGTGCTGACTCACGGGCGTCTTCCTCTCGGCGACATTGGGTGCACAGGAATTCGTGGTCGCGTATGGTGCAGGACCAACCTACGCACGCGCAGACGGTCCAGCACTTACTACACACGTGGTCATGAAAATCTGCCATCACTCCCCCTCCAACTCGTTGATCCGGTCACGTACACGCTTGAGCCGGACCCAAGCAATCCAAGCCCAGCCTGCAACGTCTAGCAACTCTTGCATGATCTCGTCTGCGGTCTCCGGCAACGCACGCTCGAATGAGGCGTCACCGTAGGTTTGCGCGCCGACGTATAGGCGCGGGCGAAGGGCAGCGATGAAGGCGTCGAACTCAGGCAGCTCGCTCGGCATTGGGTTTTCCTTTCAGGAGGTCATACGCGGCCCGCTCAAACTCTGCGCGGCTGGGCAGGGTCTTCCACTCACGTTCACACTTCCAGCTCGTGCCCATTTTCAACTCAACGGGCACGGCCAGCTCCACACCTTCATACACACGCGGGGTCTCCATGCTCTTGATCACGAACCGCGCGACATCATACACTTCGTCGGGCGGGCAAGACAACAGTAAACTGTCGTGGACCTGGCAGTTGATGCGCGTTTTGAGACGGTGTTTGATTATGTACTTATACGCGGGTACCAGGCCGAGCTGGTTCAGGTTATCCGCGTTCTCACTCGCTGCACGGAAGGCGTAGCCACGCCGGTAGGTGGCGTCGTCCAGTCGCTCCCCTTCAAACGACAACTCCCGGCCCCAGCTGTTAGTCAGCTTCCGGTCGCGCATGATACGCTTGCGCGTCTCGCGTTGGTACGCGCGCTTGGGCGCAGTGATAGCGGCGTCGAGCAGCTTGGTACACAGTGCGAGCGGGAGCAGGATGCCGTCCTTGAGCATCATCTCTTGCACGCGCACGGGCGAGGCACCGTAGTTCCCGCCGTGGTTGAAGGGTTTGAATATCTGCCTGCGCGTGTTGCCGGGCGTGACTTCGACCTTTACGTCCACGTTGTCAGGGTGGACGTTGAGGAGCTGGGCAAACGCTCGTTTGGCTGCGACGGCGTGGGTGTCAAAGATATCGGGGCGCAAGCGTGCTTCACGGATTAGTTCGGGGTCTTGGGTGAGCACCTTGACGATGCGGTCCTCGATAGCACTGAAGTCCAACTCCAGAAAAACGCACCCCTCGTCCGGTACAAATATCTCCCGCATATCCCCGCGCGGAATGTTCTGCAAGTTCATCCCGGTACCGAATGGGTTGGACTTGGACGCGAGCCGGCCATTTTCAGTCGTGACCTTATACATACACCGCATGCGCCCATCGCGGTCCACTTTGCTCGGGTCCAGGTACGTGGCCAGCTTCGCCTTCTCACGGTGTTCGAGGATCAGTGTGAGCACACGCACGGCCAGCTCAGGCTCGCGCTTCCACAGCGCAGTCTTCTCCGTGGGGCGGCGCATGGGGTGTTCTGCCTGGTGCTGGGCCTTGAGCAGCAGCTTGCGCAGGGCGACCTCGTTGCCAGTTAGGGATTCCTCGCCGCGCTGGCGCTGGGCAGGCAAGCCGAGGTGGTTGTAGCAGTAGTCAACGATGCGTTGTGAGGAGAGGTCGGTTGAGCCGGTCAGGGCACGGACGCGAGGGGTGAAGTCCACGCACATGCGCCCGTACATACATTTGACATGGCTCTCACCGCACGGCCATGTAACCTTCGGTTTCCGCTTCGCTACTGTCCCGTCCTTCTTTAGAAACGGGGTGACTAGTTGCTCATGCTGCTCACGCTTGTGTCCACACACGCAATCGTTCGCGCCGATCAGTTCGGCTAGCTCGGCTTGGATAGCCCGGCAACGGACGGATAGAGCAGCAAGTTTCTCTGCTGCCTTGGCGCGGTCTACACGGATGCCGTGATCCATCATGGCGAGCATAGGATCGGAGAGGGCAGCGTAATGGTTAAGATACAGATCGAGCTTGCTCATCCGTCTGCGTCCTGCTTCAACTTCCAAAGTTCGTCGGTGATCTTCTCTATGCTGTTGAGCAATTCGCTACGCCATCTATGCAAACAGTCGCACGCTTCGACAAGGTCTTTATGGCCTGCATAGTACGCCTTGAAGCTCTCGTGCTCGGCGCATAGGTTCGCGTACAACTCTTTGTACTCACGCGCGTTAGCAAAGTGCCCATCACGCGCTTGTTGGCAGTCTGCGATGTATATCTGCTGCAACTCGTCGCCTTTCATATCGAGCGCACGCATGGCGACAGCGAGCCAAAGCTCACGGCCCCACTGGTCGTTGGGGATCATGCTCGCAGCCTTTCCATATACACGTCGAACAGCTGCCTCGACACGCAACAGTCCACCCCATTATAGATGCACAACCGTTCAAACGGTTCCTTGTCAGCAGTGTCAGAATCTTCATCCTTGTGCGAACGTTTCCAAAACGGCTGCCGCGTGTCGAGGCTTGCCATCGTGGCTAGATCGTGGGGCAAAGTCGAGTCGATCGTATGGTGCATGGACAGCAGATCGTGTATCTCCCCACGCACTTCGATGTCCCCGAGCACGAGTAGCCAGTAGCGATCGTAGAGGAAGTTCTGGCCGACCTTTACACACGGCGACTCACATAGGACACGGATGATCTTACGGTACTGGGGCCACGGAAGCGTGAGCGATTCGCCTGGGTCAAAGCTGAAGCCCACACACAGTATCTCACGCGTGGATGGGTTAGTCTCAATGTCGATCGCCATGACCGTACACGGGTCTAATGCTTCGTTAATGTATCGGGTCACGTCGTCGTCGTGGATAGGCGGTACAAGGTGGATGTACTTCGGTAATCGCCTCGCACGGAACTGGCTATCGCCCGCGATCCGGTGCCAGTCTGCTCGGCACAGTTTACCAAGCGAGCTGTCACGGAAGCTGGCAGCAGGGTGGTAGGTCGGGATGACCTTACACCAGCGTTCAGGGTCGGGCAGTATGGTGTTGAAGTCGTAGCGCAGTATCGACCCACGCCAGTCCCCAATCTTAGGTGACTTGTTACTCCACAACGGCTTACGCATCACCGCGCGCAGGGCGATGTTGCCCATAGGGACGAGGACGATCGGGTCTTGTAATTCACGCAAGCGCGTGTGCAGGCTGTCGGCCCATACTTCGACCTCGGCTTTGTCGGCCTTGGTTATGTTCGAGCCTGGAGCCATGTACTCGAAGACGTTCATCGTGCGGATGTCCCGCCGCCGTAGGCCGGCCCCGTCCAGCCACTTGTCGAGCAGATGACCGGACGGGCCGATGAATGGGCGCCCGACGAGGCATTCCTGGCGCCCCGGCGCTTCGCCGATAATCACGATCTTCGCATCAAGTGGCCCGTAGGAGGGCACGCGGCGGGTCATTTGTACTTAGGGCTAATGCCCATTTGGTATACAATTGACGCGTTGTTCAACCACTCTGGTTTAAAGAGCGCGCCTAAACTGACGTCACGCCCAGTTGCTGGGTCGATACCGAACCGCTGTTCAACTGGGCTTATACGAAAGGGCGCACAAGTACCTGTGCGCGGGACGCGTCGAAGTTGGCGCCGGCATCACGCGCGGCCTTTGCAATCGCGGCTTGTGTGTTGGCTGCGACGATAGCGGTCGGCGGAAGGACAAGTCGCTCGCCCTCACCCGCGTCCACCTGGGTCTTGGTCGGTGTTTCGATGATGGCTACTTCAAAAAGTGGCATGGGTATTCTCCTGTTGTGTGGGTTATTTCACGCCCCACGGCGGGCTGGGGCAAAGCAAGCAGAGCGAAGGGGAAAGCTGCTTGCTCGAACCGTGGGGCGTGAAAGGGGTTGATTACCTACCGACGCGCCCGACGAGGAGCTTCGTCCTCATCTTCATCGTCGTCAGCCGGCTTGCGCCCGCGTGCTGGTGCGGGTTCCTCGTCCTCGTCCGGCTCGTGCTTGCGCCGGCTCGAACCGGTGCTCGCCTGACCGATCAGGCCCGGCTCACGGTCACCGACCTTGAACCACTTGTCAGTCTGCTGTTCCTGGCCCTCATACGGGCTGCCCTTCTTGTTGTCCGTTCGCTTGCCGAGCTGAGCGCACACGGACTCGCCTTCGAGGTCGGGCCAGATGTCATCGGGGTGACCGTCCTTGGCGCCGACAGCGGCCAAGAAGCTGCGCAAGCGCTGAGCGCCGAAGCCCTTCCAGGTGTTCGGGTCGCCCGCATCGGGGTCATCTTCGTTGCCGACCACGAACCGGGCAAAGTACATCTGCCCGCGAACGTCCTTGGGCTCGGTGATGCGGCATGTGGCGCGGTACTGCTTGAGCCCGCTCTTGGTGTGGTCGACCTCGACGGTCTCCAGGTCCATGTTGTAGTACCCGGCATCGTAGAGGTTCGACTCGGGAATGGTTTCCTTCCAGCTGAAGCCAGCCGGGCCTTTCTTCGCCATACTCGTGTTCCTTTCGTGTGTGCAGCTACGGCCTACTCGGCAGCTGCGGTTGGTCACGCACAGTAGGGTGCGGGTGGTGGGGCCTGAGCCAAGGAGTCACAACAACCGTGCGGGATACCCGCAACTTGGTAGTTTCCGGCGTCACCGGTCAGCCTCAGTTCTTTGAACCCGGTGACGGGCCGGGTCTGGCCTGGGTGGTAGCGTGTGCAGGTGGGGCTCGAACCCACGACCTCGACGCTATCGCGCTCTACCAACTGAGCTACTGCACACATGGTTCGTGTTACTCGTCGGCGGACAGTGCGTTGGCCTCGCCACGTCCATTGAACGTGCGTGCGCGGTTACGCTTGCGCTTCGGCGCGCTGTCCACGGCTGCGCGTGCGCGCCGCTTGCGAACCTTGAGCAAGCCCGTGTCGCGTACGAGTGCGAGCACGGCTTCGCCGAGCGCGGCCTTGTCGGCCACGGTGGCGAGTGTGTCGGTGATGGATACGGTCTTCACTTGGTCACCTCCTTTCAAAATGGTGTTCGTGCAGCGATGACTATCTTGAGCGCTGCTTCGTATGGGATGAATGCACTGGAACCCAAGTCGTCGGCTTCCATACCACACGAAAGAATCAGCTCGCGCAGGATAGCCGCCGCGTCGAGCTTGGTTTCAACCAATGCTTCGCGTACTTTTTGTATTGCCGGGTGTTCGCCCATGTACGTTCGTCCTCCTGGTAGGATCGTGATCTTGTGCCCACTAGCAAGTAACTCTTCGACCCATCTGTACCGGCGCATGTGAATGACCTTCTTAGGCCGAGCTGGCCCGGTCAGTCAAGGTGCTTTATCTTGTGGTCTTGTCGGCGCGTGCCCACAACTTGTCGTAGTCAGGTAGGCAAGGATCAGGGGCCGGTATCTGCGTGTTCGCAATCCATTCCTCATCAGCCTCAGTCTGCAACCACCAGCTACGCTTGCCGTCCTTGAACAGCGTGTACGCGCGGTAGCACTCGCCGTACTGGCTGATCAGGGTGTGGCGTTTGGACAGGCGCCCTGGTGCGGAGATGGACCGGACCAGTTGCTGTCGCACAGTCTCCCCATCTGACGACACGCGCTCACCGAACTCCACGCGCTTGTCCACGCGCTTGGCCGGACCTTCCTTGCTCGCCGGCACATCCACAAACTCCTCGGTGATGTGGCAGATGACCACGACGTTGCACTCGTAGCTGGTCGCGCGCCGGACGAGCTGGCGTTCGAGCTGGTCGGTGGCACCTGCGAACCATTGCCTGCCGTCGCGGACGTTGGGGTTGATGTTGAACTGTTGTTCGAGGCGCGCGGCTAGCTCGGCGGCGGTCACACTGTCGAGCACCCACGTGCCCCACTTAGACGGGTTGAACTCCTGCTGCTCCTGCCTGAACAGATCGAACGCATCGGGCTTCTCGGGGTCAGGGTCTTGGTAGTGGTGAATCTCGGCGACGAGGGTCTTGCCGTCGTACACGCGCTGTAAGGGGACGCCGAGCTTATCCGATTCGCCGTTGACTACCTTGTCACCCATGCGCAGGAACGGGCCGGCTTTGGAGCGACCGTCAAAGTTGCAGACGTAGATGGGGGTGGGGAAGGTAGAAGCAAAGGTACTTTTGTAACTGCCAGGGAATCCGTAGACTACTGCGTGTATCTCGGGGCGTTTCATTCGTCCTCCACAAATGCTTTGTCAAATGCGTCGAGTGCTTGTGATGTGGTGCCACCCTTGAACCAGCGCTCGAGCCCGGCGTGCACGGCGGTGCCGGCGTTGAGCGGCCCACTTTGCTCGGCACTGGACCAGCCGAGCCCGTACCGCATGAGCGCCTGTGTGCTGCACGACGCGACTGCCTTGAGCGTGCTGTTGTCCACGTAAAGCACGCGCGGGTCCGGCTTCTTGACCACGTTCGGCACGCGCTCCCACGGTGCCCACACACGCTGTATGAACATCTTCTCCACCTGCTTCGGCTGCCGGTCTCCAATACACCACTCGCGGAACTCACAGTAGGCACAGCCGCCGTTGAACGTGCCCTCCATGCGGACCTTGTGAATGGACTTGTGCGTGTGCGTGAGCAGGCGGCGGTACTTGAGCGCGAGCACAATCGCGCCCTCACGCCATTCCTCGATCTGCCGATCAGTGCGTTCGATCGGGCCGATGACCTGGAACTTCACGTGCTCGGGTCCGCACTCGGCGTACTCGACGCCGTGGGCAGGGCACTTGCGGTTGGACGAGGGGATGACGCCTAGCTCGATCGCGTTGATAAACGCGACGTGGCAGGGCTTGCGCATGAGTTGGGACGCTTGCCACATGTAACCAGACAGCTGGCTGTCCATTTCGTACTGGTGGACGAAGCGCGCGTTGAGCTGGCCGGTAGTCTTGTGGTCGACGGGGCATAGGTCGTTGGTGGAGCGGGAGGTGCCGAGGATGTCGAGGACGCCGACGTGGACGACCTTGTTCTGGTACGCGTCACATTGGCAAAAAGTACACGAGCCTTCATTATGTTCGCCAAACACATCGTCTCTGTGCGACTTATGCGTGTGGCCACATAAACACTCGTTCTTCGGCGCGTCATAAAGGTCTGCCGCTACCCCCACCTCCACCATCTTCGGGTCCGTGAACCAGGGGTAGCTGGTCTCGGGGTTGTGTTTGTCGATGTAGGTTTCGAGGATCAGGCGCACATTATCATGTGCGAGCCTGTCGGGTGTCGTTCCGTTCATGGGTGTCCTTCTTGTTCAACAGAACCTCCGACGCCGTCATGGTAGCTGTGACACGGAGCCAGGTGGTGAGGGGTAAGCCTACGCATTTGGCGGCGGCGCGCAGGTGGGTGAGCTGCTTGTGGGTCACGCGCATTTGGATGACGCGGTCGAGGCGTAGGCGGGTCATGGAGACGTGTATGTACACCGTCGTGACAGGGGTGTCAAGCGGCGTTCACAGATTTTCGGCGTCTTCGACGAAGCCAAGAATAGAACGGCTTCTCGTTTTTGCTACGTACTCCACATTCGCCTCGCTCTGCGTATCGCGCGTGAGCAAGTCAGGTCGGATGATAAACACGCGATCAGCCTCCAGCCCCTTTGCTCGGTGCACTGTACTCAAGGTGACTCCGTTCGCCCCGTCCGCAAACAGCGTTTGAATCTGGGCGAGCAGGTCGGGCACGGAGGCCGCGCGTACACCGGCTGCCGCAGCGAGTGCCCCATCGACACGGTCCTGTAATGCGGCGTACTTGCCCTTGGGCGCCTGGGTCGCACGTAGCCGTTCTTCCTGGTCGTGTTGCCAGGTGGTCAGGTCATCGTCGAGTGCGGCGATGTTGCCCTTGCTCGCGGCGCGGATAGTCGTGACCAGGTCGCGTCCAATGTCGCGGCCCTTCACATGGGCAGGGATGCCGGCGCGGATCAGGGACAGGCAGGTGGCGATGAGTGGGGCGGTGTTGCGGCAGAGGATCATGGTCGAGTCGAACAGCTGGTCCTTGAGTAACGCGGACATGGCGCGCGAGGTGCCGCCGTATACTGACCCTTCCGGTGCATCCTCCCTCGCCTCAATCTCTGGCACCAGCTCCTGCGCGAGCTTGATGTGGCTAGTCGGGCACCTGTAACAGATGGACAGGGGCAGCACCTGCGCGTCGACTGCGATGCGGGCTTCGTTAAAGGAGTCAAGGCCGGCGTAGGCGAACTGCATGATCGACTGGGCTGGGTCGCCGACGAACATCCCACCTGCACCCTTCGCCCGCGCCTTGAGCACAAGCGCGAGCTGGCATGGGTTCAAGTCCTGTACCTCGTCCACGAACACGAGCGGGTACTTGGTGACTTGTAAGTCCCAGCGGCAGGGCAGGTGGATCATGTCAGTGAAATCGATCTGTCCATCATCTTCGGCCAGCTTCGCGTTGCGCTTGAGCAGGGTGGGCAGCGCTTCAACCAGGGCCGGCGTGCAGGTCAGGTCGTACGCGCTGGCTGCTTCAATGAACATGTCCTGTGCGTGCGGGCTGACCAGGCTCAGGCGCGCGAACTCGTACAGTTCACGGAGCGCGGGTACGCAGTCGTAGGCTGAGTCGAAGCCGGCGTTGGCCCAGGTGGAGGGGTAGTCGTTCAGGTACGCTCGGATCAGCTTGTACCCTTTCTCGTCGTCGAGCTTGAGCTTGGTTGAACAGGCTTCGGCCAGGGCGCCGTAGCCCATGCTGTGGATGGTACTGACGCGGACGTCGCGGTCGGTGAATTGGCCCTTGAGGTGGTCGGCGATGTGCTTGTTGAAGGCGGTGATGAGGCGGGGGCCGGAGGCAGCACGGACAACTTCTTTGATGACGTGGCTCTTGCCCGCTCCTGCTACTGCCTTGACCGCGATCGGCTTGTCGCCACGCGCTGCGGCTTCGTAGATGTCGAGCTGATATTTGGATGGGGTCATGTTTTGGGTGTTCCTCCGTTTGGTCCACAGGTGCCGTTGATGTACCCTAGCCAACGCGCGCGGTTGAAGCGCGGGTTCTGGGCGGCGCAGAAGTCGGCGAGCGCGTTTACGTAGCAATCAAACTGATACGCGTTTCCAACACTGTCGCCACTAAACGGCGATGGTTGTAGTGTGCGTAGTGTGTCGGCCAAGGCAATGAAGTCTTTCTTGCTCATGCTCATTTCAGCTTCTCCAGTGCGGCGATGGCGCGGTCGAGCGCGGCAATATTTCCTTGCTCGTATCCTTCACCGTCGCCTTCATCACATTCGTTACGTTGGTTCTTTATCACGGCAATGCACCGCTCCCGCTCCTCCCTTCGCAACGCCTCGTCGTGTTGGGTGGCGGCGGCTTGGGCGTCGTGCTTCTTGACGCTGGCAAGTTGGGCTTCCAACTCGTCGATCCGTGCGCACAGGGCCTTGTCACGGGCTAGGTGCATTTCGAGCGCGTTCATTCCCGTCACCTCAGTACGATTGTGCCAACTTTGCACACTCCTCGAACGCCTCAGCCCGTACACGAGCGTCGTGGGCGGTGGCGACAGCGGCGGTGTCCTTGAGTACCTTACACATAGCGCAGTCTTCATCCACGCCTGCCTTGTCGTGGAACTGGTGACGTCTGATCCAGCCCCGCAACGCCACCACCATCCCGCTCAGCCGCTCGTTTTCGGCCTTGAGAGCTTCGGCTTGAATGGCGCACTTGAGATGAATCCTTGCAGGTTTATAGTGATGTTGCTCCGCGAATCGTCGCTCCATTTCTTCGTCTAGTTTCGTTGGTGTAATTTGAAATGGCCGCTCGCCGTATAGCATCTCCAACTCACCCCGAGCCTCTGCGAGTTGGGCGAGGGTGGTGTCGCGTTCGGCAATGATGGCTACCAACTCCGGTGACATGTCAGGATTGTCGATACCCGCATTGCCGTAAGCGAAACTTCGCCTTTGCAACTCCCCCTCTGCCTTCTCGGCGCGGGTTCGGAGGGAGTCTATTTCATCCGCGCATTTTCGTGCTTCACGCCAAGCCGTGTCTCGCTCCTCGCGCAGCGCAACAAGTTGCGTTCGCAGCGATGCAACCGCTTCGTGGCGCAACCTGTCTTGCGATACAGGACACGACTCGTTGAAGTCGCTGTGCATCCGACTACCACAGTCCCGCTGCGTACAGGTACATTCGCTCATGGCTCGATCCTCCTCCAGCCGATGACGGTGCCTTGCCTAAACGCTATTGCGTCCATTACCGTATGGTCGGTGTAGTAGTAGCTCGGTTCGTCACCTTCGACCCAGTTAACTTTCCATAGCAACGGCCCTTCCGGCACCGTCGCCGGATCATTCCACGTCGTCAACGTGGTGAGTTGGTCGCGGAGTTGGTCGCGTTCGTCGAGCAACTGGTTCCGCGTCTTGTCGAAGTCGGCGCGCATTTCGCTGATGCAGTTCCTGTGTTTATCCGCGTCCTCCACCAGCATTTCACACCGCCGCTGCAACGCCTCGTGCTCGTCCTTCAACATGCGCTCATCCCGCAGCCGCAGGTTGTCGTGATGCAGGACCGTACCGATAGCGCATAGGTGGCCGTGGCGGCAGTCTACTTGGCGTTGGAGGACGTCGCGTTCGGCTTCCAACTCCCGAACACGAGCAACGAGAGCATCCTGAATGCCGGGTCGTTGCAACAGCGCATCCCTCTCCTCCCTCATCGCCGCGAGGGCGGTGCGGAGGGTACGTAGCCCGGGCAAGAGCGCTTCTAGATAGTGTCCCGCAAGGACATTGCTCGCATCGAATGGACCGCCGTTGAGTTTGGCGATGCCTCGATTAGCTGCCCATTCGGTAAGGTCCGCCTCGCTCGGCGGTTCGGGTTTGTCACTTGCAGCCATGTTGGCGGACCTCCTCGGAGACTTGGGTCAGTTGATTGTGCAGACCGAAAATGCCGAGCATGATGAAAATTAGTAACGCGATAATTGTAATCATCTCGGGTCGCGGTTCGGGTTTGTTGGGGGTCATGGCTTCTCCCGCAACGAACGGCGCAAGGCACGCCTGTAGGACTTCAACTGCTTGACCAACGTGTAGCCTATCATGGCATCGGCGCGAGTAGCTTCTCGAAGAATCGACTCCCACTTTTTAATGAGCCTCGGCGTTTCGTTTCGGTGGGGGGGGGGCATGGCTCACCAATGCCCCAGCTGCGCCCGGTACGCGCGCCAGAACGATTCGCGGTCGGGCTTGTGGGGGAAGTGCTCGCGTAGGAGCTTGGCCAAACTGAACCGCCGTGCCTTGTTCCGGCTGTCATGGTCGAGCACGTAACGAGTGACGGTGGCGGCGTACGTGGACGGTTCTTCGCTGTACTGGTGCTCACTGACATGGCACTCGGTCGTCTGGCCGACGTAGCGCCAGTACACCTTGTACTGCCTACCGTTCGCGGACACGATCATTTGTCCCTCCTGTGTTGGTCTTGTTGACCCTGCCGTTCGAGCAGGACAGCGAGCAGGAACGCGACGATGGGTGGGCCGGCGATGAGGAGGAGCAGGGTGTAGTCGTCGTTGTTCATGGCCGTGTAACGCGCACGCGCATGGTACGGGTGGCTGCGCGGCGGAAATTGGATAGGATGTTCTGGGCCGTTTCTGATTCGCCGTTGCGGTAGTCCGCGCGCTTCACATTGACCTTGTGCAAGCGGTAGGTGATTTGGTGGGCAGATAGGCGCGTCTCGCGTTCGATGAAGCGTGTGCTGAAACCAAGCTCGGCGAGGACGAGCGCGTCGAGGTCGGCGATGTTGTGTAGGAAGTCTACACGTCGGGGGTTCGTTCGTGGGTTGGGCATGGGTTAGGTTCCTTGTCTGCGCATGAGAGTGCTGGTTACTTTGCGGAGCACGGAGAGGTTGAGGCCGCAGGAGGGGCAGAAGGAGAGCATGTCGTGGGCAGGCGTAGCGGGTGTTGGTGTTGCTGCTACTGCCGTACGTGGCTTGTACTTGCTCGCGCTGTACGACTTACCCTTGACCCCGTGCATGGCCAACCGGTGTCGGCCACATGATTGCGGGCGGTTGAACTGCTTCCCGCACTCGGGGCACTTCGTTGGTGCTCCCATGATGGGTGTCCTTTCGTCATTCACGCGCGTGCACGCGCGTTACGGTTTGGTATCAGCGCTGTGTTCTCGCGCATGGGCGCGCAGCTCGGCGCCCACATCTACGTACGCGCCGCATGTCTCACACTTGACCGTGTCATCCCCGAGGTCGGTCTGTGTGAACGGCGTGCCGTAGGCTACGTGTACGTTGTCAGGCGGCAGCCTGCTTGCGCGGGCGTTTGACATGGGCGGGTTCCTTTCGGGGGTCAGGGTCGGGGTCAGCCGAGGCTGGTTGATGTATGCGAGCGGGTAGGGGCAGCTCGGCAGCTGACAGCTCGTCAGCGCAGGCCGGGCAGTAGTGGCCCATACGCCGGCTGTTCAGGAGCTTGGTACGTTTGAGGTTCTCGTAGCGCACGCTACGCACGATGACTACGGTCGGTTGGACCGGGGCGGTGCAGTTGTCGCAGATGAATCCTTGCATGTAGGTTCCTTTCTTGTAGGTGTGGGGCGTATCATAGGGGATGTGTAGGTGTCAATAATCATCGTCGTCGAGCGGTACCTCGGTGTCACGCCCCCACTGGTAAATGATCTTGAAGCCGTTCCAGAAGAACCACCATGAGCGTGCGTATCGGTTCAAGCGCGGCCACCAATAAGCTGCTGTGATTCCCGGCAAGATGGTCAGGCTACGCTTTGACCCTTCGACGTGGAAGTAAAAAGTCCGCAGCATCCCGCCAGGTGTTTTCATATGATGTGCGCTCCTTTGTGCCCATACAACCGCTGACAAGGGTTACGTAGGATCGTGGCACACACGGTCACGCGTCGCGCGGTGTATTCGTAGACGTCGTCAAAACTGTGCATGTGTACTTCCCAAATTCCAAGTGACTCGATGTCACCGATGTACTTCGCTTCGTCCCACAGGCATCGTTCGGCTGCTGCGTATGTCTTATGCTTGTGCCCACAACCTTCACCAGATGTCACACTGCCGTACGCTTGGAAGAACCAATGTGCCGTCATGCCTTCCTCCTCTGGGCTCCCCACACCGGGCGCCGTCCAAGGGCCGCGCACGCTTTCACATACGCCGCGCCGAGGTCGGTCCACTCAGGGTCGGCGGTTGGGCAGATAGACAGACCATCATCGAACACACCGCCCGTGCTGTCGATGCAGTCGGCGAAGTCACGGAGGGCGGAGAGGGCGTGGTTGAGGGTGCCGATATACTCGGCTGATATACTCATCGTTGTTCCTTTCTTCCCTATTTTGCCCGGCTTTTTCCCAAGTCGAGCGTGAGTTGTAAGCCATTGTTATTGCAAGAGAATCTCGAACTCTTTCAGATCGTTCCCGCCACCCAAAAACAGGTATAAGTATTTGAACGCGCAAGGGAATCTCGAACTTCTTCCCGCAACTTTTTCCCGGCCCCACCCGGGGGCGTCCATGTGACCCGTCCTATATATATAAATAGATACCATTTTTGCAGGTGTCAGGGAACGCGGGAACGGGAACAAGTTTGAGATTCACGCGTGTGTTCAAGGGCTTACCCCCTTTAGACCACGGGAAAAGTGGGGGAACAGGTTGATTTACCCCCTGATTTCACTGGTCGTTTTGCATGTTTTTTAAAGGGGAAGAAGTTCGATGTCAAGGCAAACGCCCTAATGACCACTCTCCCCCTCCTCACCGATGATCATGTGTGTGTTGTACGGGTCTTCAGGAGTGGGGCAGGGGATTTCAATCTCCCACTTGGACACGCGAGTGTCTTCGTGGAAGTCTGTGAGCCAGTGGATCAGTTCGCCGACGGTCATAGTCAGTGTCCTCGTTCTAAGGGTCAACCAACCAATCCCACACGATCGCGGCCAGGCCCACGCCTGCGAGCAGGCAACAGGCGAGGGCGAAGGCGTGGGTGAGGGTGGTTGGGATGGTGGTGGGGTCGAATGTGAGCATGACCAGCTAGCCCACGCTCACGTCTTCGCAGATGAGCCGGCCCAGTTCCTGCGCGTCGTACCACGTCTCGCCGTCGTCGATGGTGACGACTTGGATGCGCTTGTGACAGAACCAGCAGTCGTACGGGGCGGCTTTCCAGCTGTCCCAGTGGATGTGGCATTCCTCGCAGCCCCACGCTTCGCCTTTGGGCAGCTGGTCAAAGCGCGGGTCGGTCTCATAAGCTGAGTAAGGGTCGTAGTCGTCGGTGGGGTCGGTCGAGCGGTACACGCCATCGTCACCCCTTACCACCAACGCTTTGCCCGAGTCATCACGGCGCGCACTATTGCCCCCGCGAAACCCGATGCTTTGTTGTTCGCCTTTGCTTTCGCTCTTGCCGGCGCCGTTTCCGTTTCCGTTGGCGCCGTTGGCTTTTGGGGCTTGTGCTCCGGCAGGCGTCCAGTGGGTGCCGTAGTTCCCCGCGTAGCCCCCGTAGACCACGCTCGTCTGCTTGGGTACTGGCCTGCGTGCCCGCTCCTTGACCAGCGCGACCAGCTCAGCTGCCTCGGGTCGCAGCTGGACCAGTGTCTCGACCTCCTTGAACCCAATCCCCCCACACGGCAGGTCGATCTTCTCGAACGTGAGCACTTCGCCTTTGTGGTTCGTGACCATGCTAAACCGATAGTTCGGCATGAGCGTGGCCTTGTCGTCGCCCGACATGAACGCGCCCATGTTATGGTGCGAGTGGATCATGCCGTCCCAGTGGCCGTCTTGCTTGAGCACTTTACACGCAGCCTGTTCGACCTCCTGTTCAGGTACTTCCAGCTCCGTGACCAGGTTGTCCTTGTCCACGCGAAAGAGGGCCAGGACTTCCAGGTCCATGTTCACGCGCGTGATCGTGCGCCAGGCGTCCCACAGATCGGGGGGCCAGGTGAGCTTAGGCTTGGCTTGCGCGTCCAGGTGGTCGCACTTGTGGCACACCTTGACGTCGTCAAATTTGAAGTGGGGCATAGGCGTGGGGCTCCTTTCGTTTGCTGCGTGGGGTTACTCGTCTTCGGCTGCGGCTACGGTTGCCAGCTGGCAGTACGGGCAGTCGTCGTCCGTGCGCGAGCGCGCGACGTGGGAGCGGTCGTGGTAGCCGCGCAGGGTATCGTACGCGTTGCCTGGGTTGTTGCTGACTTGCTCTGAGAAGCTGGGATAACATTCGTCGTGGTTGCAGTTGTCGCTGTCGTGCCAGCCGTGATTGCTCGCTATCTCTTCCCAGTCCTCCGCCTCGGCGCTCACGATCTGCCTCGGCACGCTCGCCACGATCGCCTCTCGCACACTCTCGGGCACATGCGTGGCATCCAAGCACCCGATCTTCTTCACCTCACCCATTACCGTGACCGTATTCTTGAGTACCGAGTACACGGCCAAGCAGCCTGCCAACATGGCCTGGTACACTTCCGGCTGCCCGTGATACCCCGCGTCCGCCTTTTCCTCCTCCACATCGAAGGTCATTGGCAAGGCGCGGCAGACGTTGATGTTGTCGCCGTCGTAGCCGGCGCGCTGGTAGACTTTGCTGCGGTTTCGGTCGCACCAGAGCTTGACCAGCCGTTGGTTCTCCACATCGTCGGAGCAACAGATGACGATGTCGTAGTCGAAGAGGATCATGTCGATGTTGCTGGCGTCGACCTTGATCTGGCGCCGTTCGACGTTCGCCACGGTACCCTGGATCAACCTCCTGATCAGATCCACTTTCGGATGCCCGACCCAGTCGGGTGACACGGTCGGCATGCGCGCGAGATTTTTCTGTTCGAGTACGTCTGGGTCAAAGAGGCCAATCTTGCTGATCAACCCCTCCTGTCCGCGCGCTGCCTTGGCCAGCGTTTCCGCTGCCCAGCTCCCTACGCCACCTACACCGCAGATGGCGACTTTCAGGTTTCGGTTATCGCTCATGTGTTCTCACCTCCTTTCTCGTTGTGACGTGTCGTTACACTGACAAACGCTTGATCGGCACGAGCACACCTTGCTTCTGCCCTTTCAACGCCTTGGTCAAGGCGCCTGCCCAATGGGGCCAGACGCCCCCGAGAGCGGCTGCCCCGCTGAGCGGGATGTAACTGTTGGTCAAGTTGACCCAGCTCAGCAGCTCGACCAGCTTCGGCAGCTCGGCTTGTGGGTCCGTCTGCTCGCCGATCTTGAACTGCTCGCCGATGCAGATGTTGGTGCCGGAGTAGTGGAAGCGTGGGTAGAGGTGGCCCCAGTTGTCGGGCGTGATGCCGGGCAGCGGGTACAGGTTGACGTACGGCTTACCCCACAAGATGCCCATGACGATTGGCGGGGGCACGTAGGCTGGGTTGACCGTGAACGCCACGGTCGGCCCCGCTGCGCGTTCCGGTTCGACCCACTGCTCCAGCTTGTTGAGTGTGAGTTGGGCAATGAGCAGGTGTTTGAAATAACGGTCGGCCCGGTCGAAGATGACCGGCACGGTGGGAATGGACGCGATGGGTACCATGCCCTGGCGCGCGGCGGTCAGGCGTTCGGCGCAGATGATGTGCGTGTTACGGCCCTGTTCGAGCGCCTGATTGAGCCTGACCAGCTCGGGGTACATGACTTCTTGCATGTCCAATACGATCACCTCCTCTCGTGGGCGTGGTGCCCAAAAACTGTGCATGTGTTCACACTCGCCGGCCAACGTTGTGGCCGTGCGTGGGTCAAAACATGCCCCTGTCGCATCGCTGGAGGCTCGTGGGTAGCCGCAGAGCACTGGAACGTACTCCCGGCTACCCCCTTCGCTTTCAATCCCGCGCTCGCCAGCCCCGTGCGCTAGGCGTCCCTTCGTGGGGACCGCACGCGAAGCTTACAGGCTCGCGCCCGGCTTCGCGTACGTCCGCACCTCGACCACCTTCCCTTCGCACAAGGAGTCGCTGATCTCGCTCAAGTCATTCAGCTCGTCCCCGTTCACGAAAGCGGAAAAGGTCGTGATGCCACGCCGCCGCGTCTCTGTACGCAGCAGATCGATAACGTTGGCCCCCTCGGGCACGTTGACCACTTCGCCGTTGATGCGAAGCACGCCAGCGCTGTGGGAAGACAAGTCGTTCATGTTGAACGGTGCCATAGTTTTCACCTCCTTTCCATGTTGGATTAGGTCGTACCGTGGAGCGGTACGAGTAAAGGCACACGCACGTGCGTGCGCCCTTACCTGTACCCCTTCGCGTTCAGTGTACCGTGACGTCTTCCGGCGTTGCTTGTGCAGTCTGCTCGGCGATTCGCAGCGCCAAGACTAGTGCGCCCAGGCTGTCAAACTGAACGTACAGGCCAGCCGGCTCGTTGGGCTGCACCAACACTGTCAGCTCGTCACCAGCCATGTTGCAGCGCGTGCAAAGCAACATGTGCCGACCATCGCGGACAGCCTCATACGCGGCCGGCCCTTGCCCGTTGCAGCACGTACTGCCCTTGCACTCGCATTTACCGTGTGGGTATTCGTCCAACTGTCTCACCTCCTTCCATACGCCCCGCCCCGGTCGGGGTCAGTCGTCCGTGAAGCAAACCGCGCCCATGACCAGGGCTTCTTCCAGCCCATACACTCGCCGCTTCCCGCAAGACTCACACTCATAGCTGTGCGCGTCCGGTTCGCAGCCGTCTTGGTACTCGCCACAAGCTAGGCAAACACCCATGTTGCCGTTCGCCAGCTCAACAAACTCGGCTTCGCTGATTTCGATCAACCGCTCCACCCCCTTTCACCAGTAAGTACGCGACCGAGCACACATAGGTGCACTCGACCGTCTACCTGCTAAGCTGTGATCCAATGCGTCTTATCCTTCACCTGTATGCTCTCGTTCCCGTCGTACTCGCACACAACGAACTCGGTACCGATGGGCAACCAAGCGACTGCCAAGTCATCGGCACCGCCCATGTACATGTTTTCGCCCGGCAACAGATCAGCAACGATGCTAGGGACTTCGTCCAGCTTGTCGTCAAGTACCGCTTGCACGATACGCGGGTGGAACAAAAGCACGTCGGTTACGTGCGGGTCTTCCGTGTAGTGCCCCGTGGTCCAACCAGACCCAAAACTTGGGCTGTATAGTACAGCGACCTTACCGTCTCGAATCATCTTTTCCAGCTAGCTCACCCCCTCTCGTGCGTGCGTCCAGGCGCGTGCGCGTGGTATACCGCTTTCGCTATCTGTTCGCCCGCTTGTTAATGACCACCACCCCACTCGCCGTGACCCGGCTCGGCTGATTCACAACCGCTTGCATCAGCGCGTGGCCCAGATTCGTATGTGCGCTCCCCACCGCCTGTCCCTTGTGCATGTACAGGCGCCCGTTGTAATCGGCTGCTTCCAGCCGGCGGAACATGCGCTGCACGTTGCGCTCCAGGCGTGTGGGCGCCTTCGCGTTTTTGCCCAATGCGTTCACCCCCTCTCGTTCAAGTATTCGTGAACGATTGCCACAGCATCCGAGCCGCATTCACGGCACGTCGGAATGATGTACCTGTTCTCGTTTACCGTGTCTGTACGCTTTGTACCGCACGCGCAGCACGTGACGTGGTAACTGATCTTTCGCATTGCTTGTGCTCCATGTAACGCGCGTTCGTGTGTTCGTCGGGGCATCGTCGCGGTGCAAATTGACGCTCTACGCTATCAGGGACGGGTAGCTAACCTGTATGCTCGTAGGTCTGGCTTGCACCACCATATTCCGGCCCACCGTATCGCCTGCCGGCGAATTGCTACGGCGTTCAACGGCACCCTGACCAGCACACGAACCTTCCCTTAGCACTCTCGCATTTCTGCGAGATATGTTCGGTTTTAATATAGGGTTTACCCTACATGCTACCGCCGTATGTGGCAGAAATGCAAGGAAATGCGTCAAAAGTTTGACGTATATAGGGAAAACCCTACATCGCTGTAGGGTAATCCCTTGTCACACCTTGGTATCCCGTTCAAACACCTTACGCAGCTCACTCGCTGCTGCGCTGTGGGGCGTGCCGCCGTTTGATATGCCAGCGTTCGCCTTGTGTGTGGCGTGGATCGATACCGGCGCGACACTGAACGAACGCCGTGTGCCTGATGCCGGTAACATGCGCTCATCTGGCACACTATGATCCGCCATGCGCGAAGCGAGGTACTGTGCCTTGCGCATAGCCGACCGAATGCGTCGTCGATTCCACTTGCCCGTCCCGTCCGCCGCACCCGCCGCTTCGATCTCGCGCTGAAGCATGTATCGCTGGTCGCTCACATCGGCGGGCAGATCTTGAAGTTCTTCAATCACCACTACGCCACCGTCCCGATACCCATAGCTTGCCTTGCTGTGCGGCCCGGCTACCAGCGGCATCGTCTCGAAGTGACGAACCGTACGGCGCTTCCGCGTGGTTATCGGCGCTGCCACAAAGGCTTGTTCTTGCCTTGCGACCTCGCTGAGGTCGGCATTCAAGCTGCCAACCGCAACACTGGCTTGCTGTGTGCCGATAGTAGTATCGTCGGCCATATCGTTCACCTCCTTCCCTGCACTGATTCGCCGACGCGTGCTCGCGTTGATCGGCTTGCAACTGCTCAGGAAAGCAATGCACGCACCGTGCCAAGCGCCTGATCCAGGTGCCACGCCCCGTTTGCCCGATCCCCAGGTCCGCCTGCCGTGTACCTTGCACGGTTTACACGACAGAGTTACAATGCCATACTGTACCCCTTCCCTATCGACCATGTCAAATTTCCGACATGAACTAGACTCATCCTGATCCATGTCAACTTTGTAACGATTCGCCATTTATTTGACATGGTCCTCGCCTCGCATTGATCGACCCGCATTGTCCCCCCGCCCTGACCACCCTCGCTGTTACCGTCGGGGATACCTTGGCCCAGGGGGACATTGACACCTACACCCACGTCGTAGGGGGTGGTTCAACCTCAATGTCAGCCAGACCCACAAACCATGTTCTACCTTGCGGAATAGTGGATGTTCGTGGTATGCCTGCACGCGTGCGGCGCGTGGGCCTGGGCATAGGCGGGTTGGTGGCGGTCCTGGTCCTGGGCCGGGTGGCGGCGTGGGGGGCGTGTGCGAGCCCGGTGGTGGGCATGGACAGTGTGAGCGCGGCGCCGGGCGGCACGGCAACCGTGACCACGAGCCTGTCCAACTCGAACGGTTGCGTGGTCGCTGTGGCCGATTACTTCACCTACGATGCGACCGCCCTAACCTTCACCGGCTGCACGATCGCCTCCGGCCCGTCCAACGCAGGCAAGACCCTGACCATCTCCTCGTCCTGTGACTCAACCACCGGCACCGCCGCGTGCTGCTACCCAACCAGTGGCTCGTGCATGTTCGGCGCCGCGTGCAACGCGACTGACTACTGTATCAACTGCAACTGTACATCCGACTCCGACTGCCCGAGCGGCCAAACCTGCACGAACAAAACTGTCGCCGCGTTCGGCTTCAGCTCCAGCACGATCCCAGACGGTGCACTGTGGACCTGTACCTGGACCGTGAGCGCCAGCGCGAGCGGCCCGTACGCGGTCACGATCAGCACCCAGGGCCGCCCGGCTACCGACTTCGGCGCAACTGATGTGGACGGCAACGCGTTGTCCACTTCCTACATCAACGGGCTCATCAACGTCCAACCTGTCACACCCACTTTCTCACCCACACGTGTGAACACGTTCACTCCATCTATCACCCGCACACCTTCAGTAACCAACACCCCGTCGCCCACACCTTCCGTAACCAATACACCAATGACCCCTGTGCCCAGCGCGACGCCCACGCGTACGGGTACACCGACACAAACTGCGACCCGAACGCCGACCAACACCCCCACGCTGACGGTGACCCGCACCCACACGCCAACGATCACCCGCACACCCACTCGCACCTTCACGCCTGTCTCAACCAACACAACCGCGCCCACGCCAACTGTGCCCGCGCCTACCCGCACCCCGGTCACTTGCTGCGGCGACTGTGACGGCGACGGTGCAGTGACAATCGGCAACGTGCAAACTTGCGAGTCCATCTTCCTCGGCTCGGTCGCGTACACAGCCTGTACGGCGTGTGACTGCACAGGTGCTGGCTCCGTAAGCGTGGCCGACGTACAGACCGCGCTCAACAACTTCTCATTCGGCTGCGGCGGGCTGCCTGCCACTTTCACGCCCACGCCCACCGTGACACGTACGCCCACTCCATGCGCAGCCGTCACGCTCGCCGTAGGCGCCGGCTCCGGCCCACTCGGCGGCACTGCCTCGGTCGCCGTGACCCTGATTGCCACCAACCCCTGCGTGACCGCCATCGCCGAAGCATTCAACTTTAACTCGTCCGCGTTCTCCCTAGACCCCACGCTCGACTGCACGGTCAACCAAGCCTCAACCGTATCCTCGCTTGTGCGCACCTGCGTAATTCAAACCGGTACCGTCTGCACAAGCGACGGCGACTGCGTTTCACCCGACGTGTGTGGCCGACTCGCTGCCGTGCTCGCCCGTCCTACCGCCTACGCCAACGGCGCAGTCTTTACCTGTACCTTCTCCATCAACCCACTCGCCGGCCTTGGTGTCTACTCCCTGCCCAGCACCACGCATCAGGCGAGCGACAGCGCCGGGCGCAGCTTGCCGGTCACCTCGACGAACGGGTCCATCAGTGTGTTGGCCGCACCGACAACGACCGGGACACCGGTAGTCGGTACACCGACATTCACGCGCACGACCACGCCCACACCATCCATCACCCCGACACCAACGGTCACGCGTACACCAACCGTAACCGCCACTGGCAACCCGGCCTTCACCTACACGCCCACGCTAGCCATCCCGCTCTGCTGCGGCGCATGCGCAGCACCCAACGTGGTCACCAGCGACGATGTGCAGCTCTGTATCGACATCGCTCTCGGCGAGTTGCCCTACGAGTCTTGCTGCGACTGCACCGGTTCCGGTAGCGTAAGCATCACCGACGACATCGCGGTCGTAGTCAACAACTTCATGCACGGCTGCCCGGTCGCCACAGTCACTCAGACGCCCAGCCCAACCGGCCCAACCGCGACGCCCACACTCACACCGCAACCATGTTACATCGACACGCCGGGGCAGTGCCCAGCAGGTAGCTCATGCGTGCTGCCCTCGTAATACTGTGCCTGTGCTGGGCTGGGGCCGTGTGGGGGCAGAGCGCCACGCCCACAGTAACCAACACGCGCACGCCCACCAACACGCGCACGCCCACAAGCACTCCCACATCTACACCCACGCCCACTACTACGCCCTGGACGCCCCGGCCCACACCGACCAACTGGACGCCCGGCCCCGAGCACGCGGTCATGTACTGGTATGCGTCGGGCATGGAAGCTGACCCGACACCGAACTACTACCACGGCGGCGGCGGTACGTCGGAGTCAGATAGCCACGTTGTCTTTCCGCAAGCCGGCAAGATGCGAAATTTATCCGTGCATACACACGCGAACATTACGGTAGGTGGGCAGGTGTTCACGGTACGTAAGAATGATGTGGACACTTCGCTTACCTGCACCATCTCAGCAACCGGCTCAAGTTGTTCCGATACCAACGGTGCTGACACACTTTCATTTGCTGCGAACGATACCATTGATCTGAAAAGTCTATCGACACAAGCCGGTTCGACTGCGCCGGCTTTTGACGCGAACGCGGAAATCACTGATGCTGGCGGCAATCCATATGATGCAGTTATCACGTGGGGTGGTGGCAGCTCTACCAGTATACCAAGTAACGGTGGTTGGGGTGGGCCAGGCGGTGATACAGGAGCTAATAGCCTGTACACAGGTAGCAACGCTATATCCGCGTCATTCATCGTAACCGACTACGGTGTTCTAAGCGGTCTCGGTGTCGCCAAAACCAGTACGGCGCAGGAAACATACACGGTACACAATGTCACCGCTGGTTTGGACGCAGACCTGCAAGTTGCCAATCTCGCTGCTGGACGGGCTGTTGACGATACCTGTACTACTAACTGTTTCGTGTTCCCCGGCGACTTTATCGTTGTTCGGTACAACACGTCTGAAGCTAACCCAGCCTTCCGCTTCGGTATTCGCAACACCACGGTCACGATCAACGGCTTGGCCCAAATGGACAACAGCCGATCCGACGCTGCGCTGACGGCTACTACTCGTTTCGGCAACTACTACGCCCCACTCATTGGTGCATCGAGCGCGCAGCATGTAGTACGTGCCGAGCGCGCGGCGACAATCAAGAACTTGTACGTGCAGTCAGTGCTACCTGCCCCGACGCCGTATACGGTCATAGTATGTGCAGGTAACACGGCCACAGCACCGACCTGCACCGGCACGCGCCCAGCCTGTACTGCAACCACAACTTGCACTGACACCAGTACAGCTATTACTATCGGCGAAGGCTGCTTCTACAACGTCAAACTGAGCAACCCTGGCGCGAGCACAGGCGGTGCAACCGTGTTTGCGTTTGAGCTAACCGATCCAGTACCTGGTGCCACAGCGGTATGCGGCACCCCGCTAGCGACCAACACGCCTACACCGACCAGTGCTACCATTACCCCAACCGTGACGCCAACTGACACACCGACCGAAACTCCCACGCGTACGCCAACGCTTACACCGACACATACGCCTACACTTACCCCGACCGAAACTCCCACCGACACCCCAACTGAAACTCCCACAATCACCCCCACCCCGCCCGGCGTCTGTGTAACCAACACCCCCACCGCCACACCCACCTGCTTCCCCGCCCGCATCACCGGGCGCGTGTACGATGTCAACGCCAGCCCTGCCGCCGCGCGCCGCTTCTCTATTGACACCGTGCGCGAACAAGTGGTAGCAGGCTGCTTCATTCACATCTCACACAAGACGGTCGAGACCGATGACGACGGCTACCTGCAAACTGACGCGACCGCGATCGTGGGCTCGACAATCTACGTATCGCTCGAAGGCGACGTGCCGGTCCAGGTAGTCATGCCCTTCGCACCTGCCGTCCCGCTCGCTGTGCTGCTCCAGCAAGTCACGCCGGAGCTGCCATGAGGGTACTCGTTTGTACGGCGGTCATGTTGCTCGCCTCTGTTGCACGGGCAATCACCGACACGCCGACCGATACACCCACTGAAACGCCCACGTATACTCGCACGCGTACGAGTACCCCCACCGTCACTCCCACACGTACTTCGACCAACACGGTTACCCAAACGCGCACACGCACGGACACACCTACCGAGACCCCCACTGTCCCATCTCGTACGCCAACTCAAACGCCCACACGCACGCCCAGCCGCAGCCCGACGCGGTCATTCACACCTACTCGGTCATTTACGCCCACCCGCACCAACACGCGCACCTTCACCAACACGGTCACGCGCACGGCGACGATCACACCTACCCCATCCCTCACACGCACGCCGACTATCACCATCACGCCCACCTTTGGCTGCCTACCCATCCAAGTGACCGGCACCGTGTACAACTCAACCGGTGGCCCAGCTGCCGACCGGCGCGTGACCTTTCAACTGCTCCAGTCCCAAGCGCCGCCCGGCAACTGCGTCGTGCGCGCGAGCGTGCACACCTACATGACCGACGCGAACGGTGTACTGCCCGACGACTGTACCGCCGTCGCCGACACCCAGACCCTGATCACCGTCGAGAACGGCAACGCCTGGGTCGCTTCGATCCCACTCACCTCCCCGGTTGACATCAACAACCTGGCACTGAACACCTCTGGCACTGCTACGCCTACCCGCACCCGCACCCCAACCCCATGACCACGAAGGAGCTATGCATGTACGTCGCCGAAGACCGTTGGATCATGCCCGAGCGCGCCGCTGCCGGCGCCCAGACCCCCGAACAGCGCCTGTGCCTTGAACTGCTAGCCGGCGCCGTGCGTGACATCCGCACCTACCCGCCCGGCTCGCCCGTCTACGCGTATGCCGAGTTGTGGCTGCGCGGTGCCGAAGCGCCCATCCCGTTCTCAGATGTGTGTACCATCCTAGGCGCGTGCCCCGAGGCGATCCGCGATAGCCTGCTCCACAAGGGTCGCCTGATGCAGCTTTCCATTTGTAAACCAACCCGCAACAGTGTAAGAAAGGTGCGGCTAAATCGCGTAGGATCGCGCCGTAAAATGGCGTACGGTTGGTGAGAGGAGTTATGAAGACGGTGTGGTTGGTAGTTGCCCTTTTGCTATCCTTGTCAGTTCGCGTAGCTGAAGCGGGCGCGGTGAACTCGTGCAACCTGTTCGCGTTCACGGGCGTTGCCGAGTTCCAACTGAACACGATGCGCTTCCTGAACACGGGAGATGTAATCCGACCCAACTTCAGTTTCGGCGCGGATGGTATAACGGGCGGCTCGAAGGGCATCGTTGACCGTGTGCGCTGGGACTTGAACTGCCTCACGCAAGGGTTGCCGTGCGTGCCGGCTGAAGCGCTAGTTGTCTACGACGGCGACTCGACAATCACGAGCACGTGCCCCGGCATCACATGGCACAGCAACGGGAGTGGGAACGAAATCACCTTCACCGCCACGCCGCCGCTGGAGCTACCCGGTTCAACACCCGCTGTGTGCAAGATGGCCTTCAACGCGCACGTCGCCAAGCTGCCGAGTGACGGGTCGCAGTCCGTGATTACGGTCGGCGGTTTTCGTGCTGGCGACGCGCACTGCGACAACGGGCTTGCAAGCCTATGGACCGACCCGCTTCCGGTGTGGGAACTATGCCCGACCTGTAAAGGCGGTGCGGTGTGCAACCAGCAAACGGGCGTGTGCGAACCGGGACCGACCCCAACCCCGTCAACTACCCACTGGCAGTGCGACGTGTGCCGGCAAGTCCCATGACCCTCATCCAAGCCCAACGTAGCTTCTGTCGGCTGGTCGCTGACCTGATCATCCACGCAAACCTGCTTGGCTACTCGGCGCGGTTCGGCGAAGCGTGGCGCCCGCCCGAGACCGTTGAACTGTATGCCAAGGACGGGCGCGGTAGCGCATCTAGTGTACACCCTGACCGCCTTGCTGTGGACCTTCTGCTCGACGACCCTGAAGGCAACTACCTGACTGCGAGCGAAGACTACGCGCCGCTTGGTGAGCTATGGGAGTCGTGGTCAACGGACGCGTACGTGTGCAAGTGGGGCGGGCGGTTCAAGCGAGCTGACGGAAACCATTTCAGCTTTGGTTGGCAGGGGCGAGCATGATCCTCGAGTCCTTGGCAAAGGTCGTTGTCATTTGGTTTTTCCTTGTCGTTATGCTCGTCTTACTGTCTGGCTGCACCTGGCGAATCGAACTCGTGAAACCCGAGACGACCGCTGACACCGACCCGCAATGGCGTGCACGCGCAAACATGCTGAATGATGTATACTCATGCCTGGACCCACAAACCCGCATGTGCATTGACCAGAAACAGAGCGCGAAGTGAAGGAGGAAAAGAAATGCCTGAGATTCCCGTAGTACCTGCAAGTAGCAGCGGCGACGTGAAGCCGGGGGTATTCAGCTCAGAATTTTGGCTGACCCTGCTCACCACCATCGCAACTATCGGCGGTCAAATCGCCGGCATCATCCCGCCCCCTTGGGGTGTGATCGTTGGCGCGATTGCAAGCGCCGCCTACACCATCTCCCGCGCGTTCGTGAAGTCCGCTGCGACGACCTCAACCAGCGTGGCGAGCGTGGCAACGACAACCAAGGTGGAAGACGCAACTTCGATAGGAGGTTGATATGGACTTGATCCAACTCGTACTCATTCTTGTAGTGATCGGCGTGCTGCTTGGTGTCCTCAACTACGTGGCACCGTCGATCATGTTGGACGGTAAGATTCTACGGATCATCAACGTGCTAGTGGTGGTCGCCGTGGTGCTCTGGCTCGTGTTCTTGTTCGTCGGACCAGTCCCAAGCATCCGTGTCGGCGGCTACCGAAACGGTTAACGGCGCGCGACGCCAGAAGGAGAGAAGGCAGATGAAGCAAGGACAAGCGAAAATGTACAAGCTGTCGCAGGTACGCGACAGCACAGCAGTCACCGCGCTCGCGGTGCCCCCGAACGACGTGAAGTGGACCGTCAAAGGCCCCAACGGGTTCGTGTGGGAGCAGATCGGTTCCGGTGATGGACTTGCCCCGGTGGCGCGTCTTTTCCTTGGTCCTGTTGCTGTGCATATCAACCCCGACTGGCTCGCAATCACGGTGCAGTATCTCGACGCGGGTACTTTCAGTGTGACCGGCGCGTGCATCAGCCTGAACGCTGGCGCTGACAAGATCGAAACCATCGACGCCGACGCCGTGAAACAAAAGCTGGTGTTGTCCTAACGCCATGCGATCCCCCTTGGCCGTGCTGGTGCTGCTCATGGCCGGCACGGCCCGCGCCGTAACACCGACCCCTGCCCTGCCCGCACCCTGGGCCGAGTGTCGTCAAGTGACCGGGGCGGCTGTTGGTGAAGGCGAGCGGTGGTTGCACTCCTACTACGGCGGGTACGATGTGAAGGGGAATCTCGTGGCGGTGTTCGAGGCTGAGAACAGGCCGCTTGGCCCGTGCACGGTGACATCAACTGAACAACTACCGAAACGAGCGCGATGAGCGACGTCACTCTCAAAGAGCACTTTGAAGTCCTTGTACGGGAGAAGTGGGCCGTTCTGGAATCTCGCCTCGACGCGATGGACCAGGCCATCGTGCTCGCCAAAGAAGCTATTGAACGTAGCGAGGCACGAAACCACAAAGAACTTGATCGGCGCTTAGATGAGTTGAACCAACTACGCCGAAGCGTGGAAACCGACCGCAACGTGTTCGTCCGTGATGACGTCAACCGTCCGTGGCATGATGCGGTAAACGCAAAGCTGACCGCGCTTGAAACACGCTCGCTTGTCTGGACATCCGCCATTGGGGCTTTGTTTGTCCTCGTAAACATCGCACTACGGTTGATGGGCAAATGACTACCACGCTCCCCGAGTTGGCTCACCAATTCAAGCAATCAATTCAGATCGTATCGACATGGACCCACAACATCATGGCAGCTAACGACCTGACGCTGCTTGCACTCCTAAAACTCACCGACGAAATGCACCGATTCTCAGAGCACTTGGAGGGTGGGGGATGTGGAAAAAAGTGAAGCCGATCAGCTTATCGCGCAGTTGTACCGCCAACTTGTCGAGCAACAACATGCGCTGCAACAGCAGTTTGACCTTGGAGAGAGGCTTGGCGGTTTTGCTGTTGCGATTGAAGAACTACGGCAAGTTCTCAAGCCGGTTGCGGAGTTGCGCGTTGAAAGCGCAGAGTTTCGGGAGGCGCTTGGCCGAATTGAGAAACATCTGCAATTCATCGACAGCCGGCTTGATGAGGTACGCGAGCAGGTCGGCGTCAATAGGCAGTGGCAGACACAGCATGACCGTGATTGCACTACGCGAAATGAACTCAAGAAAACTGACCGGCGCGGCCTGTGGGATTTGGTCAAGGTTGTTGCCACGGCGGCTGTTACAGCTTTCCTCACGTGGTTGGGTGTGAAGCATGGGTAGGTTAGTTTTGTTGTTGCTACTCCTGTTCGCGCTCCCGGCGCGTGCCCAAACCATCGGTGCGGGCGATTGCTGTTCTTCCTTGGGGCTGGTCTGTTCAGACTTTCTCGATGACCTGGGCGGCACGTGCCTCGGGTCGATTACACCAAACGCGCAGTGTGGGAGTTACGTGCTTGATGGGGTGTGTGTGAGTTTCACGCCGACGAGTACGCCGACACGGACGCCCACCAGGACGCCAACAAATACTCCAGTTCCGCCAACAGCAACGCCAACACCTGCGGACGGCTGTTGCGTACTGTGCTGCGGAATGGGGTGCAGTTACGATACGTGCGCGAGCCAACAAGCCTGGGATCAATGCACGGAAGCGAACCTTGCCCACAACTGCGATCCGCTACCGGTGAGTTTTGCTTTTGAGAGCGGTGCAACTTGTTTTGGTGGTTGCGGCGGTCAGTGGCCGACGCCTACACCAAACCCCGCGTGCGACACGGTATGGATTGATGGGGTGGCCGGTAGCTGGGGGACATCTGGAAACTGGTCGAACGGCGTCCCGGACGCCACGAAAAATTGCTGCTTCACGCCCAACTCGATTGTCGATGCCTCGGGCGAGTCGTCCATTGCCTGTAAAAACATGGATTGGCGTGGCGCTACTGGAGGTTCCGCGCTGTTCACGATGGCGCCGGTCACTGAGGTTGCTGGTGATTTGATTCTCATTGCCTCGCCCGATCTACAGGTCAATCCGGTGGGCGCGGATAGCGTTGCGTTTACGTTGAGCGGCACGGGCACCGTGACGACGGCGGGGCAGCCAGTCGGCTTCCACGTCACGGGCACTTACTCGTTGGCTGACGATTGGACTTCATTTGGCTTGCCCAAATCCGCTGAGAATCGCCTGACCTTCGACGGCGGGAGCTTCGACTTCGGCAACCACACCGTAACAATCAACAACATCTACGTGATCGACGGTGGCGATCCCGGCACGTGCGATTTCGACACGGCCAACATCACCATACGCGACAACCTACGCGCCCTGGTGAATTGGGTGCCGGGCACCGCAACTATCACCATGTCGCGCTTTGAAAACGACTTCTGCGAGCTGGACAGCGCAACGCCGCTCGACGTCTACAACATGCACATTACGCACCTGGATAGCCCGTCATTCTTCGGCTGCGAGCCGCCGCCAGACTTGCAGGTCGATGACGACGTAATCGTCGAACAACAACTGACCATTGACCCCGACACGGTGCTTTCATGCCGGGACGACAACACCATCCACACTAACTTGGTCACGATGTCGGGGACGAGTGGACATCTAGTGACAGTGGGCGCGAGCGTAAACAACTTCGGTTGCCCTGAGTCTGGTGTGCTCACTTTCGATACGGCACAACAAATCGTTGCCGACTACCTGGACCTGCACAACGCCGGTTGTACGGGGGCGGGTCCGTGCGTAGCAGGAACGCACAGTACGGATAGCAGTGGCAATACGGGGTGGTGCTTCGACTCTCAACCAAACTGTCCGACCTGGACGCCGACATCTACTGCAACGCCGACTGAAACCCCAACACCAGGAGTGCTTGGTTGCCTCATCGGCGGCGGTTCCCCCGCTTGCGATCCCATTGGCGGTCCCGACTCAAACATAACGTGCTTGGACAACGCTACGACTGGCGGCTTTTTGAATCCGCCGAACCAAGACGCTTGCGACTTCATCAACGGGCTATTTCCCGGTTGTTGCCTCGGCGTTGGAAGCACAACGAACGTGTGCGACCCCGAGACATCTCAGGGGACTTGTTCAGACGGCCCAACTACAACGCCGACTGCCAGTGGCCCAAGCCCGACACCGACGCCGACCGCAGCGACGGCTACGCCAACCCCAACAGTACCGGTGCCGACCAACACGCCCGGCCCTACCCCCTTCTGCTCCCACGCCCCGCCTGCCGGCCAGTCAATCCCCTACGTCAAGTGGACCGTCAAGTCGGTTGCGGGGGCGATATTACAAGCCGGGCCGGTCGGTTACACACTCGCCGCGTACACGCTGACCAGCAAGTCCGGTGTACTCACCCAGCTCACGGACGGCGCGGGCAACGTGATCGCGGCCACAACTACGTCCGTCGCGTTCGACGGTAACCGTTATGGCCCATGTGTGGGCGCTCTTTTCCTTGACGCGAACGGTCGCGCTAGCGTAGGGTGGTACTGATGGCAAAGGAATACAAACTCGGGCGCGAGACGCAGCGGTTGGCCGACGCGCTGTACGACCTAGCCGATGTGCACAAGCGCAAGGGTGACGAGGAAGGGGCGTTGGACTGTTACAGGGAGCTGCGCCAGATCGTTTCGTTGTACGCCAAGAATGCTGGTGACGTGAAAGGCGCGCAAGCCCAGCTGCTCCAACTCGAACACCAAGCCCGCCTGCGCGACGCGATGGTCCGGCGCGGCCAGTCTGCCATCGCGGGCACGACCATCACAGTCGAACCAATCCACGTAAAGGAGAACGGGAATGCCCAAGAACGATAAAGTCGAACGGCTCGTGCCGGACAAGGCGCGGTGGCGATGCGAGAAAGGTCACACGACCGAGACCGATGTGAAGGACAACCGTCTGCGGGCACCCGCTTGCGAGCAGTGTGCGATCGAGAACATGCCCGGCCACGTGTACTACGCGACGCAGGGCCAGCTGCTCTATCGGGCCGAGCAGGTTGACCCGGTCCCGGTGCAAGATAACCTGGACATGGTTCGCCGGCTGGTCGAAGCGCTCAGCCCGCTGCGTGCGGGCGGGGGTGTGATCAACGAGTGGTGCCATGTGTGCGAGCGGGCGCCGCACTTTGGGCCGCGCGCATGCAAGTGTCCGTGCCACGAAGCGCGCGTGTTGCTGGGGCAGGTGTCCAAGGCCGCTTGATGGCAGAGAAGAAGCGCCGCATAGCCGTCGATCTTGACGGCGTTTTGCACGATTATACCACGTGGGACGGTCTTGCGCCGACTGGTGACCCAGTGCCCGGCGCGCAGCGCTTCATCACGAACCTGCTCGAAGATGGTTACGAAGTGTTTGTGTTCTCGGCGCGTGCCGGTGAGAAGGGTGGCCCTGCCGCAATTCGACAGTGGTTGAGCGAGAACGAGTTCCCGCAGATGGATGTGACAGACAAAAAAATTCCTGCTGATGTCTATGTCGATGACAGGGGATTTAGATTTGAGGGCAGCTTCGATGACGCGCTCAAGTTCATCCACTCTGACGAGGCCGAGCCCTGGACGACGCGAGGGGAGAAATGAAAAAATCTCGCGCACCGTTCGATGAGTTGGACACGCAGCGCATAGCCGAGTGCTACAAGGTGTCCGGTTCGGTGAAAAAGATCGCCGTGTGGTACAACACGAGCGGCCAGTTGATCCGGCAGCACTTGGCCAAGGCTGGTATCGATGTGCCTGACCGGTCGTTCCTGAACGGCAAGAAACTGGTCGAACGGGGGCCGGCGCTGGACGATGTTGGGCTGGACGATCTGCGCACGAACTACGGGGCGTTTGCGTTGGCCGTGCACCCTGATTGGGGGTACACGCATTTCCAACAAGCCATCCTTGCGCCGAGGCTGGAAGGCATTGCTCTTTGTAATCCAGCTTGTCGGCGGCAGATAATTTCGATGCCGTTTCGGCATAGCAAAACTCAATTTTGTGTCGAGACCTTTCTGCCGTTCTACTTTGGGCACAACCCAGAACACTCAGTCATTCTGCTTGGCTACGGTAAAGCCTTATCTCGTACATCGGGTCGAACGATCCGTGAGATAATGAAAAGTGACCTGTACCAAGCGTTGTTCCCGTCAGCGTCCTTGACCAAGTTCAGCCGGGCGCAGGACGAGTTTCAGACGGTGAGCGGCGGTAAGTTTTATGCCGGCGGTTTTGATACCGGTGTGAATGGGCGAGGCGCACATTTGCTCTGCGTCGCGCAAGGTTCTCTCGTAACGACGCGACGCGGCCAAGTACCAATCGAACACGTTACGGTTGCAGACGAAGTTGCGACTCCGTGGGCGTGGCAACGTGTTGAACGCGTGATGCACAACGGCGTGCGCCGGGTGATCCGTATTGGTTATGGTACGCACTCATTGACAGTGACTCACGATCATCATATACTAACCCCGACCGGCTGGAGAGAAGCTGGTACTCTGCGAAAAGGGGACCGCGTATATGGTGTGCAAACAATGCCACAAGGCGTACGAGCCAAAAGAGAAGCGTCTCAACAAGCGCAAGAGCAAGTTCTGTTCGCCGACGTGCAGCAAGGAATGGACGCGGGTGTACTTCGAGAGCCGGCGCCCGGTGTGCAAACAGTGTGGTACGAGACTCGCCCGAGGCAAGGGGAAGCGCATGTTTTGCAATCAAACGTGTTACTCCGAATGGGCGCAGACAACGGGTGGCCTGCGTTCGTTGCGCCCGATCCTTTGTGCTACGTGCAACCGGGAGTTTCGGCCAACGAGTTACAAGACTCAGTTTTGTTCGATGGTCTGCAAGGAGCAAGCGCACGCGACGTTGATGGCTGGGAGGAACAATCCCAATTACCGTACTGGCAAATACCTGACGTACTACCTGCGGCGTTTCAAGAAGCGGCTATCGCCGCAGCTACGGGACCGATACCGCGCCTGCTTCGAGTGCAGTACAACGCACAACTTGATCGGGCATCACATGGACGAGAACAAGAGGAACGATACGATCGAGAACATTGCGGTCCTCTGTCAACCGTGTCACATGAAATTTCACAAGTCGAAGAATGCGGCTTCGCGCGAGTCTATGACATCCAAGTGGCAGAAGATCATTGCTTCATCGCTGACGGAATCTTCGTCCACAACTGTATAGACGATCCGCACAAGTCACGGCAGGAAATGGCCAGCGACACGATCATGTCGCAGAAGCGGGAGATGTACAACGGGGTGGTGCGGGTGCGTCTCGAACCGAGTGCGGCGATCATCATTGCCAGTACGCGGTGGACGCCGGATGACTTGATCGGGTGGCGGGTGAGTGAGGATGGTGGGTGGGACGTGCAGCAGAATAGGCCGTACACAGATGGGCAGAGCAAGCCGAGTGACAAGCGCGGGCTGTGGGATGTGATCCGCCTACGCGCGATTGCTACCGAGGAAGAAGGCTGGCGCCATGAAGGCGATCCGCTCTGGCCCGAGCGGTGGCCGGTAGCCGAGCTGGAGCCGATCAAGAACGCCGACCTGTCAGTGTGGGAGGCTAGCTACCAACAAGAACCAACCATCGCTGGCGGCTACTGGTTCGCCAACACGCCCCTCAACTACTACGAGGAGACCAATGCGCGCGACCTCAATGTCTACATGGTCTGTGACCCGGCGCTGCGTAAGACCAAGAAAGCCGACTTCACGGTCATACTCGTGTTCGGAACCGCTGGAGACGGAAATTACTATTGGCTCGACTGTGTCCGCGCACGCCTTGATCCCACCGAACGAGCTGATCATATCTTCCGTATGCACCGAAAGTGGAGGCCAATTTCTGTGGGCTACGAGGAGTACGGTCTCCAAGCGGACGTTGTTACATTGAAGGACCGAATGGAGCGGGAGAATTATCGGTTCCAGATAATCGAGCTGGGCCGGAGTGGGGAGTGGCACAACCTGTCCAAGCCCGACCGCATCCGTACGCTGATGCCCATCGCCAACGCGGGCCGCATTTGGCTACCCAACCCCGAGACGCGCGGGCGTGACGCTGAGGTGGTCGAGGCAATCAAACGGTTTGTAAACGAGGAGTGGCAAAAGTATCCTGCGTGCAAGTACGACGACGTGATCGACGCGATGAGTAGAATGTGCGACCCGGCCATGCGTGTAGTGTTCCCGGCGCCCGTGCGCGAGAGCGCGCCGCCGCGCCCCAGACCCCCAGGTGCTTCATGGATGTCAGCCTAGACACGATTGACGACGGCGTACTTGAGTTGACGGTCGGTGATTACTTGGAGATGGCTGGGTGGTTTGCCGGGCTACCGGACAGCATCCAAGAACTGTTCGCCAAGTTCTCGCCCGGTACCATGTGGGGGCTGCGGGCGGGCGCGATCCCGCACACGCACGAGGGCGACTGGTTCATGCCGAACGCGTTTCGACCGGACGGGACGATTGACATGGCGTGGTTCAGTCCGAGTGGGCTGTTGATCGGGCATGTGCTGGGCGTGAAGCCCGCTGACTTGCACCCACTGAGGGGTCATTGATGCCAACTGACGCGAGTGCCGGCGACGGCTGGAAAGACACGAGCTGGGGCACGCCGGGTGACCGGCGACCTGACGAGCACAAGCCGACCACGGCAGGCACAGACTTGCCCGGCGACCCGCTCGCACGGTGGGCGCTTGAGCAGATCGAAAAATGCCGCACGACCGTGGGCAAGTGGCGCAAGCAGGCGATGGAGGCAGATCGGTTCGCGGCAGGTAAGCATTTTAGCAAGGCGGACCTGGAGCTGCTCGAAGCCGAGATGCGCCCGACGAGTGTGTTCAACGCGGCGCAGAAGTGGTTGCGGTACATCGGGGGCATTGAACGGCAGAGCAAGCTGGACATCCATTTTCTGCCCCGGCAAGTGCACGACGAGATGCAGGCGCGTGCGGGTGATTTGGTCACCAAGGCGTACGAGTGGGTGTTGCAGAACTGCAACGGTGACAGCGAGCGCAGCATGGCCTTCGACGACATGCTTCGTCGCGGTATGGGCTGGACCGACACACAGTTCGACCGCAGCATGGACGCGAGCGGGAACATCAATGTGAAGCGGACGGATGGGCTGGAGATGTTGTGGGATGTCCGTAGCACGAGCCCATGTGTGACCGAAGACGCGCGGTGGGTCGGGCGCGAGCGGCAGATCAGTAAGACGGAGGCACTGAAGCGATGGGGCGACAAGCACCGGGCCGTGATCTTGGCGAACGTGGGCGTGAGCAGCAGCTCGTCGCGCCCGCAGGAGAGCGTGTTGATCAGCGAGAAGGAAGCCATACCGATCACGAGCGGCGTCGAGTGGCCCACGATCGCAGCTGGCAACGTGCGCGTGGTCGAGTTCCAATGGTACGACGAGGTCGTTGGGGTATACTTTGTTGACCCACTCAGCGGCAAGGACGACTGGCTAGACGAGGCCACGTTCGCCGAGTACCAACGCCGGTACAAGAAGTTGTTCGGTGGCGCGGAGATCGACCACGACAAGATGTTCATGCGCCAGTACCAGCGCATCGTGATCATCGGCCAGACTGTGGTAGCGGGGCCGTTCGACCTGCCCGGTAAGCGCTTCACTTTCAACTGCGTGACCGGCCAACGTGACGAAGAAGACTGCATCCACTACGGCTTCATGCGCCTGCTCATGGACCCGCAGAAGTACATGACCAAGTACGCGAATCAGGTCATGGAGATTATCAGTCGTCAGGCGAAGGGTGGGTTGCTGGCCGAGGAAGACGCGTTTGTCAATCCGCAAGAGGCCGAGCAAGCCTACGCGCGGCCCGGCTCGATCACGCTGCTCAAGCGGGGTGGCTTGCAGTTGGTCAAGGACAAGGAACAGCCGTCCATCCCGCCCGCCTCGATCGAAATGTTCCAGGTGTGCAACCAGATGATGCGGGACGTGACCGGCATCTCACCCGAGGTGAGTATGGGCATGGGTGGGGGCGATCAGCCCGCGCTGACCATGCGCCAGCGCCAGTCAGCGAGTACGCTGCTGCTCGCGCACGAGTTCGACAACCTGCGCCGGTACCGGGAGAACGAGGCTAAAACAATATTTGATTTCTTGCAGTTCATCGCCGATGACCGGATCGTGCGCGTGGGTGGCCCGTTCGACGCGGAGGCGGTCAAGCTGATCCGTCAACCGTTCTTCCTCGAATACGATGTGGTCATGGACGAAGGCACACGCGACCCGAACGTGCGCGAGCAGTATATGGCCACGATCGAGCGCCTTGCACCCACGCTGATCAGGACGAACAACTTCCTACCCGAAATGATCGACTTCTTCCCACTCCCGGCCAGCCTGAAGTTCTCGATCAAGCAAGCAATGGCGCGGCAGGCCGAGATGCAACAGCAGCTCGCGCAGAAGGGCTTGAGCATGGGCGGGCGTGGGAAACCTATCTCGTTCGAGCAGGTGCAGGCACAAACGCAGCTGACCAAGGCGCAGGCGGCTGAGAAGCTGGCGAAGGCGCAGAAGCTGGCCGATGACATGCAGGCGAGCAAGAGCAAGATGTTGCTGGAAGCGATCATCAAAAAGGCCGAGATGGACGCGGCCCAGAAGAACGAGGTGATGAAACAACAAGGGGAGATGACCCGTTGGCGTGGTGACAAGATGGCGGGTATGGTTGACTTGGCAGGTAACCTGTTCGGGCAGGCTATGAAGCAGGGAGGGGGCACGAATGAACAAGGTTGAAACAAACGAGCGTTTGGCTGAGCTGCACGGCGTCCTGGTCGATAACCACAGCGAGTGGGACTTAGGCCAGTTGAACTTGCTCCTGTGCGTGCTTGAGCAGCGCATCGCTACGGAGCGCGACCGGCTCGTGCATCAGGTACCATTTAAGATCAACGGGAATCCGCTTGCGTGACTGACTTCTCGCACATGACGGCCCTTTGCTATGATTCGGGCTTGTACCCGTACGCAGCAGCGAAGCTCGCCGAAGCGTTTGGTACAGTCTATTATTACAGCCCGTACAACGCTGACAGTTTTCCGGTATCGCGCAAAGCGCTGTGGGGCAGCGGTCTGCCAGGTGTCACGCGCGTCAAAGACTTCTGGGACGTAATCGACGACGCTGACTTGATCGTGTTCCCCGACATCGGTGCCGGCGATCTGCAAGCGTGGCTGCGTACGAAGGGGTACCGCGTGTGGGGCTCGGCAGAAGCCGAAGTAATCGAACAGGACCGTGTCGGGCTCAAGCGCTTGATGCACACGAAAGGTATGCAGTTGCCGGACACATGGGTTGTGGACGGCATGGACGCGTTACATGAGCACTTGGCTAATCCAAAACATGACAACCAGTATGTCAAGGTCTCAGAATGGCGGGGCGATTTTGAATCCTACCACCACCAAAACACTTGGCTCAGCCAATCATGGTTGCACAAGACTGACCACCAGCTTGGGCCAATGCGCGACAAGCTCAAGTTCGTAGTGGAGGGACACATAGATGGGGTTGAAGTTGGGTTCGATGGAGTATGCGTTGACGGGCAATTCCTCTCACCTTGTGTGTACGGTTACGAGCAAAAAGACGTCGCTTACGTCGGGCGAGTTGTCCCATATGACCGACTGCCGCAAGTGCTACGAGACACTAATGCCGATCTGGCGCCGGTACTGGGCGAACTTGGTTGCCGAAGCATGTTCAGTACCGAGGTGCGAGTGACCGAGGAAGGTGTAGGGTATTTGATCGACCCTAGCCTTCGCTTTCCTAGCCCGCCAAGCGAGTGTGTACTTGAGACCTTCTCCAACTGGCCCGAGATATTCTATGGTGGCGCGGGCGGCGAGCTGGTCACACCCGAGCCCAAACACGCCTACTGCGCCGAGCTGGTACTACGTGCCGCACAAGCCGAATCCGACTTTGTACCGATCAGGTTCCCCGAGGAGTATCGTCATTTGATAAAGCTACATGGCCATGCCATTGTTGACGGCACAGATTATGTGGTCGCGCTGGGTATGGACATTATAGGTGCGGCGGTGGGGGTGGGAGACACGTTGAAAGAAGCGTGCGAGCAGGCGTGTGAGGTGGCCGAGACCATCCAAGCCGAAGGCTTCGAGGTAGACAAACACGCGTTTGAGGAACTGGAAAAGAAAATCGAAAAAGGCGTCAAGCACGGCGTCGATTGGGAATAAAGGAGGACACTCATGGCAGACAGCACGAACCCATTGGACTTTGACCCGCTCATCGGTACCGAGCCCGAACTACTCCCACCAACCGCAGGCCCTACCGACCCCCCACCGAATGCACCTGTGGTCACACCGCCCGCGCCCGAGCCGGAGCCTGCCGCTCCAGAACCGGCCACCGATGACGCGGGCGGTCCTGCCGAGGAGGAGGGTGACGTATCGGAGGGTGAGGGTGGGGTAGAAGCGTCACAGGCTGAAGGGGCGCCCAAGAAAGGCAAGCGCCGCCCGAGCTGGAGTCAGTTGCACGAGATAGAGGAGGCACGGGACCGCGAAGCGGCGCGTGTGCAAGAACTAGAACGGCGTTTGGCTGAGCACCAGCAGCAGACGCTGGCTGCACAGCAAGCGTTGGGCGGGCAGCAAGGGCAGACGCCGCAAGGTGTACCCGGCGTCGATCGCCCGTACACGCAAGCCGAGATTCAACAGCTTCAGCAGTACGACCCGACCGAGTACGCACGTGTGGTCGCGGAAGCGGCGCGCCATGATGCGCAGATCACTCAGCAACAGATGGCGCTCATGCAACAGCAAATGACCGTGCGGTCTCAGATCGACGACTTCCGTAAGGCGACACCGGATTATGACGACGCGGTCAAGCATCTCGAAGCGCGCGAGACGGCGCGGCTGAAGGCGGCAGGCATTCCTGACCAGTACATCCAGGGCATGCTCCAAGAACGGGCCGGCTTATTGATCCGCTCGGCCATGCAGCAGGGCAAGACCGTACCGCAGCTCGCGTACGAGGTAGCGAAGGCTGACGGGTGGGTAGCGCCGAGCGCGCAGGTGGCACCGGCTGTGGCTCCGGCCCAGGCCGCACAGACACCCGAACAACGGGTGGCCGCGAGCAAGGCCAAGAGCGCGGCGGCAGCCGGGTCAATTGGTAACATTCCTGGCTCCGCGTCGAGCCGCCCGACTATCACCCGTGAAGATGTCATGGGCATGAGCGAGGCCGAGATGGAAAAGCTTGATAAGGAAAGTCCAGGCTGGCAGGAGCAAATTTCTGCGTGACGCACGCGCGCACGCACAGGAGGCATGTGGCATGAAGCGTTGGATCATACTGGTAGGGCTACTCTTGTGCGTGGGTGTGCGGGCGGGGTGGGCACAGACAGACACACCAACAGATACGCCGACAAACACACCGTCATTCACGGCTACGTTTACACCGACGCGTACGCCGACAATGACGGCAACTTCGTCGCCGACGTTTACGCCTACGCGGACGGCGACGAGTACAGCTACGGCAACGCCGACCGGGACGCCGACAGTCACGCAAACACCGACGCGTACGAGTACTCCGACTCGCACACCGACTGTCACGCAAACACCTACACACACTCTTGGGCCGACACCTATCTGTGGTGGCTTGACCGTGGCCGGGGGTGCGATCCCGTATGTGAACTGGACCACGCAGCCGGGCGCGGGGACGGTGCTCAGTTATAAGGTGGGACATCATCCATACCGGCTGTCCGCGCTCGTGATGAACAGCACAGATGGGTCAACCGAGGTGACCGCGACCGACGCTGCCGGCAACGTGATCGCCGCGACCACGACCACGGTGGCGATCAACTACGACCGTTACGGTCCGTGCATGACCAGCCTCACATTCTCCGGTGACGGTAACGTCGCGGTGGGCTGGTATGAGACGCCGTAAAATCGCACTTGACAACGCCGTTCTATTCCTGATATACCCCTGCTCGGGTGTTCCTTCGTGTTCCGTGCCGGATGGCAGATACGCACTGTCCCCCCTGTACCTGTCATCCGTCACGTTACCCTGGTCACCTGTTGGGCTTTGGCAGACAGCCTTCGGCAACACGTAAACCAACTGCCCGTCGAAGATAGCAGACGCTAAACGCCATCCCCTCACCTCCGGTCCTTCGGTGGCAAGTAAGGACTCTCACATTGAGCCTCGCTCTTGTGATCGAGGCCAGGACAAGGAGGTAGACCTGTGGCTGATTGGAGCTATGGGGTAAATGATGCGGCAACGGTGAAGCTGTACTCGCACCGTCTGTTTGCTCAGACCATTCAAAGCACCGCCTGTTACAAACTTGCCATGATCGCGCCTTCGCGCGAATCGCCGGACAACATCGTCCAGATCATGGACGAGACCATGCGAACCGAGGGTGACACGGTCAAGTACGACCTGATCGCCAAGCTCCAGGCACCGGGCGTGATCGGCGACAATACGCTGGCCGGCCAGGAGGAATCGCTCAAGACGTACCAGGATCAGCTGGTGATCAACCAGCTCCGTAACGCGGTCCTGCCGTATGGTGCGATGAGCCAACAGCGCGTGCCGTTCAGCATGCGCGACCAGGCCAAGATGCGTCTGGCCGACTGGTGGGCAGAGCGGTTGGACGTTTCGCTGCTGAACCAGCTGACCGGCAACACGACCGGCACGTTCGTGCAGGCCACGCCGTACTCGACCAAGTACACCGGCATGAACAGCCCCCTGCTCCCCGATGTTGACCACGTCATGTTCGCCAACGGGCGAAGCTGTGAGGTGAACGGGAACAGTTCATACGCGAACAACGGCAGCACGGCGAACCCGCTGCAAACCGGTGACGTGTTCACGGTCGATCTGATCGACAACATCGTCGCCATCGCCCACACGCTGGCCATGCCGATCAAGCCGATCCGGTTGAAGGGCATGGAAGTGTTCGGGGTGATGTTCCTGCACCCGCTCCAGATCAAGAGCCTGCGCAAGAACTTCAGCCAAGGCCAGTGGGGCGACATCCAGTTGGCCGCGCTCAAGGGAGGCCAGATCAGCGGCAACCCGATCTTCACCGGGGCCATTGGCATGTACAACAACGTGGTCATCCACGAGGACAACCGCGTTCCGTACAGCGACCCGAGCGTCGAGCTGACCGCGACAGGCGAGATTCGATACAACAGCCTGAGTGCCACGGTCGGCACCGCGACCAACGTGGCTCGCGGCGTGTTCTGCGGCGCGCAGTCTGCGTGCTTGGCCTTCGGTCGAGCCTACGGGATCGACATGAAGATGCGCTGGTTCGAGGAACTACTCGACGGCGGCAACCAACTCCGTATCACTGCGGGTATGATTCTCGGCATGAAGAAGACCCGCTTCAACAGCGCCGACTACGCCACCATCACGGTGTCGAGTTACGAGCCCAACGCGTAAGGAGGGAATGAACAATGGCGACCTATGAGACTGCTGGTTTCGACGCCAACCCGCCTTTGACGGGCTCTGGCGAACCGAGCGATGTGACCGCGAGCTTCTTGGTCACGCTCACTGCCGTAACCCTGAACGCAGCCGACGTGCTGCGGCTGGCGAAAATCCCGCTCGGGGCTCAGGTGCTCGACTGGTACCTGGACCTGGAAAGCCTGTCCGCGACTGCGGGCGAGCTGGGAGATACGGGCCAGGATAACGGGAACGGTACCACGGTAGCTGCTGATCCAGACCGCTTCTGTGCAAGCGACGGGGTCGGGACCGGGCTCAACAGTGTGTACAGCGACGGCGTGGCCGGCGCAGTACCGTTCAACTACACCGTGTCCGATAGCGAGCTGGTGCTCACCGTGACGACCGGGAGCGGTGGGGCTGTGACCGGCACCGTGCGTGGCTGGGTCCGGTACAACATGCTGGCCCCGGCGTTCTAAGGAAAAGGAGGAACAACAATGGCCATGAAGAAAGGACAAAAGGGGTGGCCGGGCGGTGAGATGCCGACCGGTCTTGGCCCTGGCAATGACGGGTTCATCAAGGTGCAGTCGCACACGGGCGCGATTCAAGATGCCCCTGAAGGCTACACTGAGCAAGTTGGGCGAGAGGAAACTCTCGGCGACGAGCTGGTGACCGCTGGTCGAGGACGAGGCAAGTAAGCCCGATGGCTGGCGACGAACAATCGCCTGACCGGGGCTGGCCGACAAGCAGCCCGCAGCACGGGGCGGACAGGTACGAGTATCCGTCCAGTACTGCGGAGGCTGATCGTGTACTTGAACGGGCGTATCAGGAGCTGCTCGCGCAGCGCATGAGTGACACGTGTTACACGATACAGAAGCAAATTTGCGAGAAGGCGAAGTACAATGACGGGTCGCCGATGGGGCGAGGCAGCAACTGGGACGCGCCGAAGCCGGTGAAGCGGGACATGGAGAATGATCCATTCCGCACGGCCACGCCTGCGCCCAAGCCCGTGCCCGCTGCGCGAACCAAGACACCAAACAGATAAGGAGACCGAACCAATGGCAAGACTCAAAAAGCTGGCGAAGAAGGCAGTGAAGAAAGACATCAAGAAGGCCGTCAAGGGCAAGACGCCGAAGGGCATGCATTAGGAGGCTATGATGCTGCGAGCACTGCTCATTGCAGTGGCGCTGGCCCTGGCCAGCGGCCAGGCATACGCGCTGCCGGACTGCGCGCCGGTCAGCTCCGATTTTCAACAGGCCACGTCGTACCAGAGCACGCAATGTGCGACGACCATTTTCGGGCCGACGGCAGACAAGTGTACACTGAGTGTGATCCAGGGTGACCTGGTGTACCAGTGCGGTACCGGGACGCGGTACCAGGTGCCGATGGTCACGTGGGGCGCGCACACGCCCACGACTACGCCTACGAGTACGCCGACATCTACGCCGACGCGCACTCGTACGCCGACCCAATCACCCACACGGACGCCAACCTAAGCGCGTGGCCCATGTCAGTTCAAGGAAACGGGGCAGGTCAATCGTGCCTGCCCCCAGTCCTTGGCGCATGCTCGCCGCGTTGCAGCGGCAACGGCGCACGAGAAAGCGGGCGCGCGTAGGAAAACGGGAACCGGTGGTGTGCGTGGTCAAGACCATACGCGAGTTGTGTGAGGAGCTGGAGCCGGAGATGGCAGGGCGGGCCGAATCTGCCGAGTGCTGATGACCAATGGCAGTCACGACATACGGAGACTTGGTTCAGGTCATAGCGACGGATGTCAACCGCGAAGACCTGACTGACGAAATCATCGACTACACCCAAAGTTTGATCCGCAAGTATCAACGGGACTTCTTCTACAAATCGCCTACACAAGAAATCGTAACCCTCACAGCCGGCACCAACACCTACCCGCTGCCCGACGATCTGGTCAACATTGACTACATGCGTTTGGATTACGCGAACGTGTGGCAGTGGATGCCCGAGGTCACGTTCGAGCGCATCCTGCACATGGACGTGGACATCCCGTCTGTGCGCTCGGTGCCCTCTTGCTACGCGATCTTCGATTCCAAGTTCCGCATCTACCAGACGCCGGACCAGGACTACGATGTCGAGATCACTGGCAACGGGAAGATACCCATCCCCGCCGACAGTGACACGAGCAACTTCTGGACAACCCAGGCGAGTGACCTGATACGCTTTGCTACTGAGGCCCAGCTGTACGCCGTGCGGATTAAGGACGACGCGAGCGCACAGCGGTGCTTGATCGCCGCCGAGCAGCACAGGCTGAGCCTCATGCGCGAGACCCAGGAACGAGCGACCATGCGATTGATCCGTGCGTGGTGGTAAGCCATGTACGCGCGCCCGATTCAGCTACTTGACTTCTGCCCTGACGCGGACGACCGCACGCCGGGCATGATCAAAGACATGGACGGCTTTGTAGGAACTGTGGCCGGCCTGCGTACCGTACCCTCGTTCGTCCCCGTCGCCTCGTTGCCCCTCCCCAGCCTGGGCAGCTACACCGCCACCATGCCCTCCGGCGACCAGTTCACCGTGGCCGGCACACAGGACCACCTGTACAAACTGATGGGCACGAGCTGGATTCCGTTCGACAGCGGGCAGACGTTCAACACCGGCTCGCGGTGGCGGTTCACCACGTTTGGTGTGGATGTGCTAGCGGTGAACGGGAGCGATCCGCCGCAGGTGAGTAGTAACGAGTTGCCGTTTGTGCCGCTCGCCACGCACAAGCCCAACCCGTCCTACGCGGACCCGCCGATCAGCAGCATCGTGGAGACCGCAAACCCTGGCGTGTTCCTGATCCTGCCCCGGTCGGATCAGTATTATTTCAGCGGCATCAGCGATGCGATCTGGACCGTGGGCACGCCAGCAGCGATTGCGACTGAGACGGTGACCGCGCGCTTGCAAGCGACGCAGGGACCGATCACTGCGTTCCACCGGATCAGGGGTGGCGTAGTCGCGTACAAGACCAACAGCATGTACTTCGGCCAGTTCACCGGTCCACCGTTCTTCTGGCAGTTCACGGCGATCAGCGAGAACGTGGGCACGCTGACGAACGAGATGGTCATCAACGCCGCCGATGTGCACCTGTTCCTGGCCAACGATGATTTCTACATGTTCGACGGCAGTACGTTGCAGCGGATACCGAACCAGGTGAAGGGGTGGTTCTTCTCGCACGTGAACCCGGCTTACCTCGACCGCACGCTCGGTGGGTGGGATGCGCCGAACAGCTTGGCGATCTGGTACTTCAGCTCGCTCGAGGCTGACCCGCCCGGCGCGCTCGACCAGATGCTCATGTGGAACATGCGCACGGGCAAGTGGACGAAGGCGAGGCCGCGCACGAGTGACGGTGTACCATTTAATGTACAGGACGTGGTGCAGCCGAACTCGGTGATTGATAACAGCCTGACGTACCGGACGTTCGGCGAGCTGTTCGACCGCTACAGCGACATTCCCGACATCACCTACGCGAACGACCTATTCGGCGGCCCGTTCAACGAAGTGCCCGGCGTGTTCAACGGGGGCAACGGGCTCATGCTGCGTAATGGGCCGAGCGTGGGTGGGACGTTGTTGAGCGGGGAAATAGGAGATGGATTCTCGTATTTCCAAATCAGCCGGCTCAGGCCCATCTTTGAGCAGTGGCCGGCAGATAATGCGGGGCATATCCAAACGTATCGTCGCCGAATTTTTGGCTTTCCTATACCAGATACCAACCCCTTTCGGTTACCATTCCTTGGCCAACAAGCGTGGTTGACTAAGAGAGACGGCTGTTTCAATTTTATTGTGACTGCACGTTCACATCAGTGGCGCATGAGTTTTAGTGCGTTAACCGAAATTACGTCATGGTCGTTAGACATGACCGAGGTCGGTACTGAGTGACCGCCATGTTTTACCGCGTACGGCAGCGTGTAATGTGGCTATGGACACATTATAGGCAGCGGCTAAATCTACGAGCCTGTACTGTCCTGTTGCATACAGATGTTTTGCTTCGAGTACAGAAGCTCGCGTTAGTTTGGCGGAATGGTGTTGCTCCCCTCGTGGGTAGCGTTCGGGGTACAGACGACTTGGGTTTTTGTCACCGACCATAGTATGGCCATCTTTAATTTTGTCGCGCATGTTTTCGAGATGAGTACCAGCGCGTAGATGTACGGGGTTCACACACGAAGGATTCGCGCATGAATGCAATACGTACAACGGTGCGTGTGGCCAATGTCCAGTAGCCAAATAAAACGACCAACGATGGGCGAGGATCTTACGGCGCTTTGTATGCGGTATACCGAGACGAAAGAACCCGTAGCCATTCTTGCGGCGGTATCCTTGCCATTCCCAACAACCGGTCTCGACAGGCTTCACGTGTCCCCAAAAGTTGATAGCGACTCGCGGTGTGACGTTAGGTACGCTAGCAGCGTCTATAGGCATGTTTGCCGACCTCCGTTCGGCTTCGTGACTAGATGTGATGGGGGAGTTGATGCTCCCCTGTCACTTCGCGCACTCTACCAAATAGGTATGTGATGGGCAAGGAACAGATACAGCGCCTGTTCGGTGAGACAGCCGGGCGCACAGCTGAAGGTGTCGCGGGCATGGCCGACACGGCTGCGCTCGGCATGCACGCGCTGATGAACTATCCGCAGGCCGGGATGAACTGGTTGACCGGCTCGCCACAGCAACCGATGGCGCCGGGGCCGGCCAGCTTACAGCAGTACACCCAGCAGCAGTTCGGGATTCAACCGGCTGAGCAGTTGCAATCACCGATCGCACGAGCGGGCGCGACGGCGTGGCAGACGCTCGGGCCGAGCATGATCGCGCCGGCTGTTGGGCGCGTGGGGCAGGCAGCGGTTGGGTTGGGGGAGAGGGGGGCGGTTGGGCCAGCGGCACAGGCTGCCGAGGGTGCGGTTGATGTTGGCCCACGCTGGCGCTCCAACGCGGTCGAGGCAGTTGAGACGTTGCCACAGGAGCGGCTGAGTATCGAACAGGCCAAGGCGCACATGCGCAAGTATCCTGGCGCGAGTGACCAGCTCACATGGATGGGGTTCGATGAGAAGTTCGCAGGTAAGAAAGGGACTACGAAAAGTGATTTAAGGGATTGGGTGCAGCAACAGGCGGTACAGTTAAGGGAGACAAGGCTGGGCGAGTTCAAGCCCGCGCAATCGTTTGGCGAGTGGGCACAAGCACACGGGTACGGGGACAACGCAAGTGCGCGGGCCGCGTACCAACAAGAGGTGCAGCTTACAGGTAGCGCACAGGTAGGTCAGCAAACTAAATTTGACCCCACACAACACCCGCAGTACAACACCCCCGGCCACAAGCCCGGTACGTACCGCGAGCTGTTCGTGACGGCGCCAGACAACGGCGTTAATACAACAAATTGGACTGCCGCACAACATCCACACGGGTGGTCTGTGTTTGACGAGTTTGGTAATCTTGTGCAAACTGAGTTAGGCGCGCGAGACGCACAAGAAGCTATACAGCACACCGCTCGTACTAGCAACATAGGCAAAAACTGGAAAGATGGCCACGCCCCCTACTCCGACATCCCCAACCCCATCGTCCGCCTCCGCTACAACGAGCGCGTAGACAGCGCGGGCAAGCCCATGTTGTTCTTGGAGGAGATACAGCCCCCAGGCAAAGGTGAGTTCTCCAAGATGCCCAAGTGGGCACAGGGTAACTGGCAGATGCTCGGGTTGAAGCGGGCGATCAGGGAGGCAGCGGAGAAGGGGATTGATCAGGTGGGGTGGACGAGCGGGGAGATGCAGGCGGAGAGGTATAATCAGCCGTTGCGTACGTACACACGTGTCGCGCGTAACTCTGGCGGTGAGTGGATGGCGCAAGCAAATGGTACGTGGCACGAGTTATCAGAAAACGAGGGCAGGGAGCTGGAACGGTTGCTTGGTCCGCGCGCTGAAACGACACCGCTGACCCGCGAGGAAATGATCAAGGATTGGGAAGACTACGCACACAAGCACGCTGAGCGCTATGACATTGGCGAGATTGCGCGGACTGCACAAACCATGCGCAGTGGCGAGTTCGATGACGTGCTCGCTGATCACTTCGGCGTACGAACGCGCCACCTAGAAAACGTACGGAAGCCATTGGACATTGACCTAGCCAAAGAACCATTGAAGATGACGCCCGACCTCGCCAAACGCTACGACAAACTCAGTAGCCCGAAGGGGGAGCTGAATAGGTTTTTGAAAAAGTACGGGGCGCGGGTGGAGGAGGGGGAGATAGCTGAAGGGCCGCGTGTGTCCCACGAAGTCTCTCGTGTACCGGCGGACGAAAGATGGCAAGACAACGAAACGTGGGCTGTAGATCGGTTTGATGGTGAGCACCCTACAGGTCGGAGTACATTTGCAACACGGGCAGAAGCGGAAGCGTGGGCAAAGGACGCAGATACTAAAGTACAACCGAAGCAACATAAAGTGCCTTTCCTCAAAATCACCCCCGCACTCAAACGCGCCGCTCTCCAGGGCATGGACATGTCCAAACGCAACGAGACCAAGGACACCGCCGTCGCATGATCTCCCGCCCCCTCAACGACAGCATCAC